TGCTGGTCACGAGCGATGGCCGCTGAGGCATCGACAGGCCATAGCTCAGGACACGTGCACGCAGCTCGTCGAGACGCTCGAGGTCGCCTCGATCGGGTGGCTTGGGCATGAACATGGTTGGCTCGAAGCCACCGTTCCACCTGCGCAGTGGGTCGCACCGATGCGCTGCGTCACCACGTGCCCTGGGCCAGCACAGCTTGCGGCAGGAGCCGCACACCCACCACCCTGCCCCTAGCAGGCGGATGCGTGTCTCGAGCCCGCTGTGGAGCAGCTCAGCGAACGTGGTGGGGGGTGGAAAGCCGAGGAGGGAACGGTTCCCCTGGCCGAACCGCTCCTTGTCGGCCTGGCGCTGGCGCCTCCAGGCATCCCAGTCGATGCTCGCCGTCGGGATGCGTGCCCAGGCGGGGCCAGTCGGGATCATGGGAACAGCCTCTGCCCGCCCGCCACCACCGAGTCCACGCCACGGGCGGCGAGCCGAGCGGTCTCAGCCAGGAGATCGAGCACTTCCTCCGGCACCTGGTCGCCGTTGGCACGGTGGCGTTCCACGTGGGCGACCACGGCCTCGAGCTCGAGGTACTCGCCGTCGGGCAGGTCGCAGCCGCAGCAGCAGATCACGTGCCGGCCCTCGAGCGTGGCGTCGAACAGGTAGAGGTCCGATCCCTCGGAGAAGCGGCAGTAGCTCACGCCTCGCCCTTCCTGACCGGCTCGCGCCGCGAGGCCAGGCCCTTGCCCTCCTCGGCGTAGACGATGAAGAACTCCTCGCCGCCCTGGATGCGCACGCTCTCCTGCTCGCCCAGGATGCGCACCAGGAGCGGCCGGCCGAGCTCGTCACGCTCGGCGACCTGGAGAACGATGGCCCGGTACTTGGCGCCGTCGATCTTGACGCGGTGCTTCTTGCTCACGCTGCCTCCGTGCCGGCCTTGAGCAGCTCGGCCTCGAGCTTGGCCAGGTGCTCGACGGCCAGGCGCAGACGCGGCGGCAGGCTGGCTAGGTCCTCGCGGGCGTACCTGGCGATCCGCTCGAGCTGGTTCAGCACGTTGTCGCGTGCGCCCAGGAGTTTGCTCCGCTCGCTCTGATCGGCGGCGAGGGTCGCGACGCCGCGCAGCCGCGTGCGGGTGTCCTCGATCCAGCTGTCGGGCATGCGGGTCTCGAGCTCGCCGGCGAAGACCACCACGCGAACGTGGTGCACGCCCACGTTGATCTGACTGATGCGCCCGTTGGCCTGGTCCTCGAGCAGCTCGCGGTAGACGTTGGCGTAGCCCTCGATCGGGAACATGCCCCAGCGCTTCGGCGTGACGTCGAGCTCGACGTAGCCCGGCTCGAGCTCGCGCAGCCACAGCGCGAAGCCGATCAGGCCCAGGCAGATGCCCTCGACCACCGCGGCGACGGCCACGATCTGCACGTAGGGCGACTCGGCCACGCCGATGCCGCTCTGGAAGTAGCTTTCGATCCCGCGGGCCACCGCCTGCCCGGCGTCGAGCATGCCCTGGGCGTGCGCGGCCTGGAATCGATCGCCGGCGACCTCGGCCCGCAGGCGCTTCTCGGTCGCCCCGGTCTTGATCGAGGCCAATCCCTTGGCCAGGTAGTCGGTGGTCACGTACTGCGGTGGCTGCGGCCTCTGCTGGTTGTCCATGTCCTCTCGTCCTCCTCGGGCCCGCCGGCTGGATTCGAACCAGCCCCGCAGGAGCTCTCCTGCGTCTGTCCCGTGGCCGGCTGCGCCGCTCGGCGGTCCGGGCCTAGTCAGCGGCGGGCGTACTACTCGGGGTTGCCGGCGAAGAGCGGCAGGTCCGTCTCCGTGGCCACGCGGCGGCGGATGCCATCGAAGGCGTCCTCCTCGACCCGCGCGCGGTTGTGCAGGTGGATCGTGAACTGCGGCCGGCCGCTCACCATCGCGAAGCGCAGGCGGGCCTCGATCAGGTAGAGCTCGCCCCGGTCGAACACGGGGATCGAGAGAGCAAACTTGGGCGGGATCCGCGTCGAGCTCGCGCCGTGCTCTTCCTTGCAGACCAGCGTGCCGGTGCCGTTGGTCGGGTCGATCTTCCGCTCGAAGACTCCCTGCGTGTAGACCTGGAGGTTGCGCGCCATCGTGACCAGCTGGGCCGGCGGCTCGTAGCCCTGCTCGCTGGTCACGTCGTCGAGGTTGTTCTCGAGGAAGTCGCCGAACTGCGTCTGGTTCATGGCCACGCCGTCGACGCCCGTCCAGGTCATCCACTGCCTCGAGCGAGGGCAGGTGTACTCGGCGCGGTGGCGCATCCATGCCGGCCGGCCGGCCTCGACCGTGCCGATCCGCGAGACGGACATCTTCACGCCCGCGGCCTCGCCCTTGGCAACCATGGCGTCGACGGCCTTGGCCAGCTCGCCGCTGTCCTCGGGAGACACGCTCGATCGGGTCTCGTAGGGCGTGGGCGGGCCCTCCTCGTGGTAGTCGTAGATCGCGACCAGCGTGAAGGTCTTCGTCTCCGCGAAGATGACGCTCTCCTCGCCCCGGTGACGCTTCACGTGCGCGATGAAGCTGTCCAGCTCGGTGAGCTTCGCCGTGCCCCTCCGCACGAGCGGGCGCGGCCGGCGCGCCTCGAGCCAGTCGGTGATGTCCTTGGCGAGCACGACGCGGCCATCGGCGGCGACCGTGAGCACCGCTTCGGGCATCTCGTCTTCGTCGCCCTCGCCGAGCTCCACGTAGCGCCCGTCGATGCTCGCGGTCGCCCGCGCCTCGTGAACCAGCTTGCTGATGTCGATCATGGCTGTCCCGTCCTCTCTTCAGTGCGTGTCGCCGTCGTCGTTGTCGCCGTCGTCCGTGTCGGGCGCGGCCGGCCTGCCGTTGTTGGCGCGCTGGAAGTCGACCACCCTGGGCCGGCCAGGCGCCGGGTCTTCGACGCGCCGCAGCGTGAGCTGCCGCGGGTCGTCCTGCGTGAGGTCGCCCTGGCCGTCCACGAAGAACGTGGTCGAGGGCGCGCTCGGGTGGGGGATCGTGGCCGCCAGCTTGCTGGCCAGCGACACCATGTTGTCCTCGGGCGTGACCTCGATCGAGAAGCTGATCTTGCCCTTCTTGCCGGTCTGAAGGCAGGCCTCGACGACACGCCGAAGCGCGCCGCCCGCCTGGCGGTCCACCTCGCCGTAGGCCATCTCGCTGATCACGTCGGACAGCCGACGCCCCTCGAGCGGGTTCTGTTCGCGCTTCTTCGCCATGTCCTCTCGCTCCTTCCTCTTCTTCACGGTGCCTCCGGTGGTTCTTCGTGGAACAGGTAGTCGCGCCGCAGGCCCACCTCGACGAGCGGCGGCGACCGATACGACTGCCAGGTGCGGAACTCGGCGGCCATGCCGGTGGTGAGAGCCAGGCTCCACCGCCCGCCGCCGTACTGGTGGCTGATGAGGTCGCCTCGACCGACCGGCCAGAACTCGTCGCAGCGCCCGGCGACCTGCTGCGACCAGCGGATGCCGCACTTGCGCGCCTCCGGGTCGTGCTCGTCGAGCGCGCCGATCCACTCGAGGTAGGGCGCGACGAAGATGCGTGGTTCGTCCTTGAGGAACGCCTGCCGCGCCAGGTAGCGCAGCCATCGCCGCGCGCGCGCCACGTTCTCGAGGACCTCGCCCGGCGACGGCGCGCCGATCGGGTGGGCCAGGTAGGCCAGCCTCACGCCGCGCCTCGCGGCTCGGCGCCGGCGGGATCGGGGAGCTGCTCGGCGCATCGGCAGGCGCCGACCACCTGGCCGCATCCACCGCAGCCGAGCTGGGCGTCGGGCCCGGCGAGGGCGTAGGCGTGCACGCCGTTCGCCGCCGCGCGCCGGATCGCCTCGCGCGGGCCGCTGCGCTTCGCGAGGAACGCGGCCATGCGCTCCTGCGCGGCGGCCTTCTCGGCCTCCGGCATCTTGTTGTGCTCCTTGAGCGTCTGCATCGCATCGGCGTGGGTGCCGCCCAGCGCGCGCGCGAACTGGTAGACCGTCGAGTGGACCGGCATGGCCAGAATCTGCCCGCCGACCTCCTTCTTCACGTTGTCGAACGCCATGTTAGAAGCTCCATGGCGCCGGCCTGACGAGGCGGGCGCCGGTTCGGGAGTCGATCACGATCAGAGGGCCGTGGTAGTCGATTCGCCCCTGGTTGATGCGCCGCAGCAGAGCGGCCGTCCTGGCCCAGATGAAGCCGCCGAGCTCGCACTCGAGCTCCTCGCCCCTGTAGCAGACGGCTACGACGTCGCCCGGCTCGGCCTCTGCCAGGCAGGTCACCTCGGGCGCGCGGGCGCGTAGACGCCGGCGGTCCGGCGCGTGCTCCTTGGTGTCGGCGGCCACGATCGAGCTGAGCTGCCGCGTGCCGGGCAGGTCGCGCTGCGCCAGGCCATCCGTCCACGTGGACGGCCAGTTGACGCAGTACCACTCGCGCCAGGTGCGCGCGATGCCCCAGCGATCACGCTTTCGCTGGCGACCCACGTGGTCGATCAGCGAGCGGCGCGCCTCGAGCGCTCTGGCGGCCTCGTCCGTCACTGCTTGACCAGCGTGCCCCTGAGCTGCGCCAGCAGGTACATGTCCTTGCTCAGCCAGGCGAGCTGCGCGTCCTGCGAGAGCTTGTCGACCTTGATGCGGCGGTGCTCGACGAGCTCGCCCATGATGCGCGTCTGGGCGTGGAAGAGCTCCGGGTCGGTCTGGCGGAACGGCAGGTCCTCGCGCCCGAAGTGGCTCACCACGTCGGCGGCGACCTGCATTCGGCTCTCCGCGAGCTCGCAGCGCTCGTGCCATTCCTTGATGGCGGCCTCCCCGATCTCGTTCTCGATGTCGAGGAGCTCGAGGTACCTGCGCACCGCGGTGACGAGCTCGAGGCCGGCCAAGCCGCCGACGATCCGCCTCATGCGCTCCTGCTCGGCCTCGCTCATGTCGGGCGGGACGGCGGGCAGGATCGCGAGCAGCTCGGGCGAGCCGTCGAGCCAGGCGGCCATCTGGAGGAACGTCTGGCCGATCGAGCGGGCGTCGAGCGTGCCCACGCCCACCCAGGGCGTGATCGCCTCTCCGTCCGCCCGGCGGGTGAAGGCCATCGCGATAGCCGGCGGCTCGCGCGCCGCGTTGAGCTCGAGCGAGAACTCCCTGCCGAACTCGATCTTGGCGTGCCGGATGCTCGTGCTCGCCTCCGTGAGAGGCGTCCCGTCCTTCACGCCGCGAGCCTTCAGCATCTTCTCGACCGAGTCGCGCTGCTGGGGGGAGTAGGCGCGCCAGACCATCTGGGTCGCGCTGCGCTCCGGCTTCTGCACGCCGATCTGCTCGAAGCGCTGCACGAGGCGCACCCACACCTCGTCGAGCACGAGCTCGCCCAGGGTGACCTCCGCTCGGCACGACGAGCAAAAGCCGGCGGTGATGTGCGCTTCCATCGGCTCGTCGCCGATCACGCGGCGCAGGAGCAGCGTGGGAGACCACTCGGCCTTGCGCGCGCAGTCGCCGCGCTGGCAGATGTCCAGTGGCTTGTCGACCCTCAACTCCGGCCTATCGATGATTTCCATTCGTCCACTCTCCCTCTAAGGAATGACCTGCCAAACCTCGACCTCCACGCCAGGCCGCCCAGCCTCGCGCGGATTCACCTCGGCCCAGAACTTCCAGATGTCCATTCCGACTACGCGCCCGTCGTCGACGAGCATCGAGCCCTTCTTCATCGCGTCGAGCAGCGAGCGCGTGAGCTTGTCGACGTCGGGCGCCTGCTCCGGCATCGGCGTGGCCCGCTCGCAGTGCACCACCCCGTGCCTGGTCGACTTGATGAAGTCGCGCGGCATGTAGAACGTCGCCCGCACCAGCACCGGACAGTCGAAGGCCGCCCGGCCCTTCATGGTCGCGCGCAGGAAGAAGGCCACGTCGTGCGCCCACTGCGCCTCGCGCGGGTTGTCGTTCTCCATGTGACCCTTGCCCACGTGCTTCCAGCTGCCCTTCGGCTCCGGTCGCCCAGGCACGTAGGTCTTGGCCAGCTCCACCAGGCGCACGCGATCGGTGATCATGCCTTGGCCTTGCCCCCGCCCATGTGCTCGTCGTAGCCCTTGCCGCACACCGCGCAGACCAGCGGCTCCTCCGGCTGCCAGCTCTCGCGGGTGTAGCCCGGGCAAGGCTTGTGGTTGCCGTCCTCGCGCCGGCGGAACGTCATTTCGGCCGACTCGCGCGGCCCGATCGGCATCTCGCGCGGTCCGAAGCCGGGCGGGCGCCGGAAGGGCGACTCGTCGACGCGCACGGGCGCGTTGGTGAGGCCGAGGACCTCGCGGGGATGCTTCGGGCATCCCGTCGTCCACGAGCGGTGCACGCCGCAGCGCCAGCAGACCAGCGAGAGGCCCTGCTCCGTCAGCCAGCCGTTCACCGCGTCCGCCTGGCGCCCGCGGGCGGCGAGCTCGAGCTCGAGCGCGGCCAGGCGCTCCTCGAGCCGGAGCCGATCCTGGTCGCGCGCGCGCCACTTTTTGCCGATGGTGGCGGCCCCGATCAGCCACGCGGCGACGGCGAAGAGCTGCACCATCACGAAGTCAGCGGCGTCCACCGTTGCCTCCCCCCTTGAACATGTCGCCCTGCGCCGGCGGCACGTTGGCCGGCTTGGTGTCGCGGTGGCTGCCGGCGGCCTCGCGCTCGCGCGCCTGCTGGCGGAACTCGTCGGCGTGCGGGCAGCTCGAGAAGTGGCTGGCGCGCACCTGCACCGGCCGGGCGACCAGCGGCTCGCCGGCGCCGCCGGTGACCAGCCACATCGTCACCGCCGGGTCGTACGGATGCGGCCGGCCGGTACGCTCGTTCTTGGCCCACAGGATCGGCCGGCCGCACTTCGTGCACGTGCCCTGCGGCCCGCTCTCGTAGCGCGTCACAGCTCGGACCTCGCGAGCAGCACGCCGGCGACGAGCAGGCCGACCAGGGCGAGCGGGCCGAGGATCTCGACGTGGGCCAGCCGCCCGCTGGCCATCGCGATCGCGATGATCACCTTCGTGCTCATGGACGCGCAGACGCCGGCGGCGAATCCGATGTAACGCTGGCGCGCCAGGCGGCGCTGCTCCTCCTGCTCCCATCGATCACGCGGCATCGGCCACCTCCTCCGGCTCGGGTTGCTCCTCGATCGGCTCGGCGGCCCGCCGCCGGCGCGGCTGCGGGATCACCACCTCGCCGAACTCCTGGAAGACGTCGATGAAGTCGCCGATGTGCTCGCCCCAGTAGGGCAGTACGTTCTGGACGCTCGCGCCCTCGCCGCGGGTGTCGGGCGGCGCGTTCTCGAAGCTCAGGCGCCCGGCGAAGAACAGCAGGGCCTGCGCCCGGCCGAACACCTCGCGGTGGAACCAGCGGGCGGCGGTGGCGTTCGCGACCATGCCCACGACCTCGGCCCCGCGCGCGCCCTCGTCGGCCATCTTCTTGGCCCAGAGGTCTACGACGCCGCCGCCGAACGGCGGGTTGGAGTAGACCAGCCCGCCGGCGGCGAGCTCGAGCCAGTCGGCGGCGAGGCCGTCGGCCAGGCGGACGCTCCGGCCGTAGGGCGCGTCGAGGAGGGCGGCGGCCAGGGCGCGGATGTCGGTGCCGAGGCCGCGGGCGCAGGCCTCGCGCAGGATCGCCTCGTTGCTCTCCACGATCTGCGCGAGGTCGCTGTCGAGCCCGGCGCGCGCGGCGTCAGCGATGATCGCCTCGCGCTCGTCCTCGTGGACCGAGCGGGCCCACTTCGGCTCGAAGCGGAAGGTGCCCATGGTCTCGTGCGCCGCGTGCGAGTGGGCGATCACGTGCTCGACGCGCTGGCGGTACGGCACCATGGCCGTCTCGTCGGTGCCCCACAGCTCGAGGAGCGCGCCGGTCTTCGACGCCGCGTTGCTGCACGGATCGAGCGCGATCCGGCCCCGCCCGCTCACCCGCTCGGCGAAGCGCTCGAGGGCGTCGACCACGCGCTTCTGGGTCGTCCAGTGGAACCAGCCCTTCATGGCGTCTCCTCAGTGGCGGCGTCGTAGAGGGCGACCACTTCGGCGAGCCGGCCGGTCAAGCTGCGACGGTCCACGAGCTGCGCGCCGCGAAACCCGCCGGGGAAGTCCACCCAGCTCCACAGCCCGCCGTTCCACTCGGCCAGGTGCTCGAGCACGCCGAGCTCGACGTGGTGGTCACGGCGCAAGATGCAGGGCGATCCGTTGAACGCGCAGTCGCAGGCGCGGGGCACTGGGCCCAGGTCCCTGATCAGCTGATCGAGGTCGCCGTCGAACTTGCACGGGATGGTGATCGAGATCGATTTCATGGCCGCACCGCGTCGTGATGGCAGGGGCAGGCGTACCCGGTTCCGCCGTTCCGCGCCGTGCACGGGCCCGTGTGTTCGGGGTGCGGGCAGTGCCGGCACTTCGGGCGCGCCGGCGACGGCTCCTCGCGCTCGAGGCCGGCCACGCTGGCCAGCTCGTCGAGGACGTCGCCCTCGGCCTCGTGCGGCATGACCATGCGCGGCGTCTCGTGGAAGACCCGCCCGCTCGGGGCCACGAAGCCTTCCCAGTCCTTCGCGCCCTGGCTCGGGCCCGGGTCGCCGTAGACCGCGATCCCCCGCTTCTCGTTGAGCACCTCGTCAGCGACCACCGCGGGATCGAGCGTGACCACGTGCTCCTGGAGCGGGAAGGCCGTCCTCGGGTCGACGCCGTTCGCCTGCGCCCAGTAGACGAACGGGATCAGGAAGGTCACGCGCCCGCGCTCGTCGACCTCCACCTGGACCTCCGGCATGACCGGCTTCAGCTCCTCCGACAGGAGCTTGGTGGCGACGGCGATCACCGCCGAGCGGTCGGCGCCGGGCCCGAGCTCCTCGAGCCGGCGGGCGAGCTGGCGCCGCACCTCGAGCAGCGGCGCGCCGCGCATCTGCCAGGCGCGCCGCGTGTCCTCGTCGACGCCCAGCTCGGTCGGCTCAGCCGTGCCGCGCTCCTCGAAGGCGACCGTGCGCGCCTCGAGCGAGGCGGCCATCTCCGGGCAGTCGTGGTTGAAGATGTCGTCCTGGTCGCCCTCGAGCTCGGCCAGGCAGTACTCGCAGGTCACCAGCATGGAACACCCGCGCCCCACAGCCGGATCGGCGCGTGCACCGCGTGGACTTTGCGCAGCATCTCCTCGATCCGGCGGGCGTCGAAGTGCAGGCCGACCGTCACCCACTCGTCGCCCTCGGGCCAGCGCAGCTCGAGCTCCTGCGGGCCGAGAGTGAAGCCGGCGCCCGATGCCATCGTCTCGGGCAGGATGTCCGGCGCCGGCTCGTCGGGCCGCGCCTTGCGGATGTGCCGGAAGACGCGCGCCTTGCAGACCGCCTCAAAGACGCGCGCCTGTCCGTTGCCCGACCACGTGCGGATCACCATGAGCAGCTCGTCCTGGTGGCCGGGCGGATCGGTGACGACGCGCCACTCGTAGGGCCAAGGAAGCGTCGGACTCGAGCAGGCGCGCAGCCACTCGGTCAGTCGCTCCTGGAGCTGTGGAATCTCGGTGATGCTGATTCGCCCGATCATGTCTTCTCCCTTTCTCGGCGCGCCAGCCAGGCGCGCTTAGCTTCCGCGTACGCCGCGCCGTGCTCGCGGCGCGCATGCTCCGGCACATCTCCGGGCCGGCACCGGCCCGCTGCCAGGTCCTGGATGGCCTGCCAGCCCTGCTCCTGCTCCTGCTGGGCCCGGGCCGCTGCCGCTGCTGCCAGCCCCGGCGCGCATGCCGCGCACGCCACGCCCTCGCTCCCCAGCAGCCGGCGCCCGTCCTGGCGCTCGAGCACCGAGCTCAGCGCCGTGAGGCCCTCGGCCAGCCAGTCGGCGATCACCACGGGCGTGCCGCAAGCGCAGCGCACCCACCGGCTCACCGCCCCCCGCCAGGCGCCACGGTTTGCGCCAGGTCCGATTTTTCACCCCCACCCCTAGGGGTCACCGCGGAAATTCCCGATCGGGCCCTCCTGGCGCAAGCCAGGAGCTCGGAGCTCTCGGCGCCCCGCCCCGGCCCGGGCTCGGGCCCCGCCCGGCGGCGCGCGCGCGCGGAGAGCACACCGCCCCCTGGTTCGCAGAGAGAGGGGGAGGTTTCCCCGATCCCCCTCTCTCTCTGACGTATCTCCGTAGTGGTAGAGGGAGCCGACCCTGTGGACAAGGTCCGCAACCCAGGCCATCTCACTACGGAATCAGCAGAACGCAGCTTGTGAATAGGCTGTGTCTTGCTGTGCGTAACTCGAGAAACCTGTGGATAAGTCCGCATCTCGACCACCTGTTCCACGTGGAACGTCGGGAGGGGATCGTCTCCGGGGATCAGCCCCAGCTCTTCACGGCATCAACCTTGCCACCCGAGAGCTGCTCGATCGCGACGGCCAGCTTGCGGCTCGGCAGCGTGTTCCCGTTGGCCAGGGCGTAGACGTGCTGGCGCGTGCGCCCGAGCTCCTGGGCGACCGAGCTCACGGCATCGGCGTAGCTGGTCTTCGCCGCGCGCGCGCGCGCCTCGAGCCAGGTGCGGAACGCTGACGTCGTGTCGGTCCTCTCGGCGGGCCGGCCCATGGTCGTGCGCGCCTTCGATCGGTCGGTTCGCGGCATGCGGGCTATTTATTATTTTTCGGATTGACGCGTCAAGCCGGAATTGTCTACGTGATTCCCGGCTGGCGCTGGCCAGCGAGAGGAGAGCACCCATGTCCGACGAACGCGATCAGCAGCCGGGAGCACCGACGACCACGATGGCGCGCGTGCACAGCCAGACCACCGCGCTCGGCCCGCCGCAGGCCATCTACCCGACCTCATTCGAGGGCACGAAGAAGCTGGCCGAGGAGCTCTCCGCGAGCGACCTCCTGCCGAAGCGCCTGCAAGGCAGCGTGTCGAACGTCTTCATGACGATCCTGACCGGGCTCGACCTCGGCATCTCGCCGGCGAGCGCGCTCAGGAACATCCACGTCGTCGAAGGGAAGCCGTACCTGTCCTCGCAGCTCAAGGTCGCCCTGTGCGTGGCGAGGCGGGACGTCTGCCGCTACTTTCGGCTGGTCGAGTCGACGGCCGAGCGGGCGACATGGGAGACCTGGCGCGTCGACCGCAAGGAGCCGGAGAAGTACACGTTCACCATCGACCAGGCGCGGCGAGCCGGCCTCCTCGATCGAGGCGACGACCCGAAGAAGAACAACTGGAATCGCTTCCCCGAGAACATGCTGCGCGCGCGGGCGGCGAGCGTCCTCGTGGACACGGTCTACCAGGACGTCGTGACCGGCGTGCAGACCACCGAGGAGGGCCAGGACGAAGGCGTGCTCGCGATGGCCGAGGTCTCGCCCGGCGTGTTCGCGCCCACCGGCGTGTCGACGATGGCGCCGGCCCCGCCGCCGCCGGCGCCCCCGCCGCCGCTGCCCAAGGAGCCGACCGGGCCGGCCTCGCCGAACGCCCGCGAGGTCACGCCGGTGACCGACTTCGAGCGCTTCGCGATCGCGATCGAGGAGTCGCAGACGCAGCGCGAGCTCGACGCCCTGGCCGGCAAGATCCAGGACGCCGTGCGCCGGCGCGTGATCACCGACCAGCAGGCGACGGACCTGCGCACGAGCTGGGACGCGCGGCGGCAGCTCCTCGCGAGCGGAGGGCGCGCGTGATCACCGCCAGCGCCGTCGAGCGCGTCATGGCCTGCCCGGCAAGCGAGGTCCTCGACCACGTGCAGCAGGACAGCGTGTTCTCGGAGCGAGGCCGCGCCATCCACGACTTCCTCGAGCAGCTCACCCTGGCCCGCGGGCGCGGCGTGTCGCTCGAGCTCGCCCGCAAGGAAGCTCTCGAGCTGATCAGCCTGGAGTGGCGCCCGGTGTGCGAGGCGATCGACGTCAAGCGCCTGCCCCCGCTCGAGCGCTTCGCGCCGGAGTACGCGATGGCCTGGCTGCCGGGCCCGACGGAGGAGTACCGCGCGCTCGGCGCGCTCGCCAGCCATCGTGGCTACCGCGAGGCCGGCCTGCACGACGGGTGGCTCGCCGGCACGGCCGACCTGATCGCGATCGGCGTGCGCGACGGTGTGCGCGTCGCCGTCGTCGGCGACTGGAAGAGCGGCTGGTCGAAGCGGACGGAGGCGCGCCGGAACCCGCAGCTGCTCTTCCTGGCGAAGCTCGCGATGGCGGTGTTCGACTGCCAGGCCGCCGAGGTCTTCCTGGTCGTCGTCGAGGAGGGCGTGCCGCCGCGGGTCGACCACGCGTGCCTCGGGCCCTTCGACATCGCGGTGTTCACCGCCGAGCTCGAGCGCTCGCTCGAGGACGTCGACACGGCGCGGCGCATCCGGGCGGCGAACGGACAGCTGCGCCAGGCCGCCGGCGCCCACTGCACGCACTGCCCGGCCTTCGTGCACTGCCCGGCGAAGCGGGCGCTGATCAGCGCGATCCCGACGGCGACCGCCCTCGACCTGCGGCGCGCCGACGAGGAGGACGCGCAGGCGATCGCCGAGCGCTTCGAGTGGTACCAGCAGGCCGAAGCCGCGATGTCCAGGCTGAAGGCTGCCTTCCGGGAGTGGGCGCTGACCCGGCCGATCACGCTCTCCGACGGCAAGGTCTACGGCCCGGTGCTCGTCGGGAACGAGACGATCGACGGCGCCGCCGCGCTCGAGCTCGTGCGTCGGTTCGCGGTGCGCGAGCTCGACGCGCTCGAGCAGCGCGGCGGGGGCAAGCTCGAGGTGCCGGCGAAGGAGATCGAGGGCGCCTTCGGCTTCGAGACCTCCAAGACCGCGCTCGCGAAGGTCGCCCGGCACCTGGCGCAGATGGTTGGGCGCCCGATCAGCCGCGTCGAGGCCGAGCTCCTCGAGTATCTGCGCGGCGCGGGAGCGGTCGCCTCGGTGCCCAAGACGGAGGTGCACGTGCGCAAGCCCAAGCCGCTCCCGACCGCCGCCGCGAAGTAGCCTCCTGGCCTGCGACACGTCCGGCCGAGGCCTCGGCCGGATAGCCTGCTATCCACTCGGGAGCGGCTCGACACGCGCGAGCACAGGCGCGGCGAGACTTTATTATTTTTCCTGTTGACGCGGGCGCAGCCGAAAGGCATAACCGTGTCCATGAACAAGGACATGGACCTCACGATTCGGGTGGGCGGCGAGCAGCTCTCGGTGAGCGTGGTCGCCGACTGCGAGCGGTGCATCGTCGACCTGGCCATCGGCGACGCGAACAGCCTCTGGCGCGCCGAGCGGGCGCGGCCGGGCACCGAGCGCTCGGTGTGGCGGGCGATCATGCTGATCTGCCTGGCCGCCGCCGACGAGGCCCAGCGGCAGCGGGCGGCCTACTACGACGTCCGCCCGGTGATCGGCTCCATGAGCCGCATCCGCATCGAGCTGAGCCAGCCCGGCGAGGTGGAGCTCGCCGGGCGGTGCCTGCACACCGCCGCCCAGGCGGTGCTCGGCGGCGCGGCCTTCAGCTGGGAGGCGCGCTAGATGCGCTGGCTGCTTGCCCTCGCCCTCCTGGTGCTCGCCGCGTGCGAGGAGCCGGAGGCGCGCCCGGAGCCGACCTGCGCCGAGGCCGCCGAGGCCTGGTGCCTCGCGGAGTGCGGCCGGATCGAGTGGGGCTACTGCATCGAGTCGAACACCCGCTTCTGCGAGGAGGAGCGCGTGCTCCCGCGCATGGACCGGGCGTGCGTCGACGCGCTCGATGGATGGTGCGCGATCGACGGCTGGCCCGACGTGTGCTGGCTCGACCCGCGGGACGGGCAGGTGCACCAGCCCACCGATGTAGGCGGTGCGTGATGGCCGAGCCGAAAGCACCAAAGCCCGCAGGTGCGCCCGCACCTGCCGAGATAGCAGGCTATCCAGCCGCGCCGGCCGAGCCCACCGTGGCGAGCACGCGCGCGGACACGGCCGACCTCGCCCGCGTGCAGCTCGACGCGCTGCTCGAGCGCATCGTGGGCGACGACCTTGAGTGGGTGGTCTACTCGAGCACCCAGATCCCCCAGGTGGGCGTGCCGCCGGAGAAGTGGCCACAGCGCTGCCTGGCACAACTCTCGCACAGGGGCGTGTCGGCCGTGGGCCCGCTGCCGGAGCCGGACAGCCCGCAGTGGGGCCACGCCGCCCGCCAGCTGGTGCACGCCTGCCGCGACGTGGCACGCCGGTCGCAGACGGTCCTGGACCTGAGCGAGCCGGTGTTCGTCGGCGGCGCGTACTGGAAGCAGCTCGACGACGCCGGGCGGGCCGGCGAGGCGCTCGCCCAGGCGCTCCGGCGGGGCGGGGCGGGCGGCATCCGACCCGGGCGGCGCCCGCGCGGCCTCGAGACGCTCGACCAGCTGGCTGACCTGCTCGAGCAGGCCGCGATCGCGGAGTTCTCGGCGGCCATCTCGCAGGACGAGCGACCGAACTTCCTCGGTGGTTACGAGGCTGTGCCGCGGCGCCCCGGCCTCGGCCTAGCGCTCGAGTTGCGCGGCGAGCTGGCCGAGGGGGCGTCTTGGCGCCCGAGCAGGCCGCGCCAGGAGCGCGGGCGGGCCGAGGTGGCGCGCGGCGAGCGGCTCGACGTCCTCGGCCAGGAGCTCGGCCTGGTGCGCGGCGACGGCGAGAGCGACGCCGACTTTCGCATGCGTATCCGGCGGTTCCATCGGCCCATCAGCGAGCGCCTGGCCGAGCTATCCCGCGGGATTGCGGGCGACGCCTGCGAGGCGCGCGCCGAGGGCGAGGGCCGAGAGCTCCGGTGCTTCCGGCCGGCCGGGCATCCCGGGGCGTGCCGGTTCGGCCCAAGGTAACGCGGAGTTACGACTTTATTATTTTTCCTCTTGCCACGCCCGAAAGGAAGATTTATACCTGTTCTCATGATGAACACGGCGAACATGGCGAAGCGGATCAAGAACGGCGCGAAGGTGCTCCTCGAGACGGACCGGGAGTGCTGCTTCGGTGACCACCAGGTCTACATCTCGGCCCTTCTTGACCTGCCCGGCCTCAAGGGGATCACCAAGGCCGACCTGGTCGAGCTCCACCGCCGCGGCGAGATCACCCTGGTGCGGGCCGACCTGGTCGGGGTGATGCCCCCCGCCCTGGTGGCGGCCAGCGAGACCACCCACGGCGAGGCTCGCTACCACTTCATCGCCATGCACTAGGCCGGGGCCGGGCCCGGCCCACACCTCGGTGGCTGCGCCGAGCGCGTACCGCGCGCTCGCCGGAGGTATCGAGACATGAGCAGCAACAGCAGCACCGCCCAGAAGACCGCTCAGAAGGCCGCTACTCCCGCCCACGTGCCCTCGAAGGGCGCGCCCAGCGGCGAGGGGGCCAGCAAGCCCGCCAAGCCCGCACGCGCGAAACGGCAGGGCCAGGCGCTCTCGCCGCACCTGGTGTTCAACCTCGCGGTGATCGCCGGCGCCGGCGAGGGCGGCATGCCGGTCATGGGCCGGGGGGTGAAGTCCGGCCTGCACGCCCGCACCGCCACCGCCCTGCGCCAGCCGAAGCTGATCGAGCTCTTCGAGAAGGGCGATCAGACCTGGGCCCGCATCCTGCCGGCGGGCATGACCGCGCTCGAGGGCACGGTCCAGGGCGAGGTCCTCGCGCCCGGCAAGGCCTCCACTCCCGCGCAGGTGCCCGCCAAGGAGTCGGACCGGGCCGAGGGGGCGGCGAAGGCGCCCAAGCCCGCACGCGCGAAACGGCAGCGCCTGGCACGGACCGCCGCCGCCCCGGCGCCCCGGCAGGCGCGCCGCCGGCCCGAGCCCACGCCGGCCCCGGCTCCGGCTACCAGCACCACCCCGGCGCCCGAGCCGGGGCCAACCCGCGGCAGCGGCCACCGCGACCCGGACAACAGGCGCCCCCCGGTGGGCACCATCCTGCGCCGGGAGTACCACGGCAAGGTCCACCACGTGACCGTGCTCGAGAGCGGCTACCGCTACGAGGGCCAGGAGTACAAGGCCCTCTCCCCGATCGCGAAGCTGATCACCGGCCAGGAGGCGAACGGCTGGCGCTGGTTCGGCCTCAAGCCGGCGCACGGCGCGCCCGGGCTCTCGGCCCGCAACGAGCTCGACCAGCTGCTCGCCCGCGTGGCCGCCATGGTCCTCGCGCCCACCGACGCCGACCAGGTGCGCGCCCTCGCCGACACGCTCGAGCGTCACGGCCGGCCCGAGGCCGCCGCGCGCCTGCGCGAGACGCTCAACGAGAAGCACACACAGAAGAAGCCGGCCCGCGCGGCCTGATCCATGCTCCCGCCCCGAGAGGAGGACACGTCCATGCTCGACCTGATCGAAGCGAAGAAGGCCCTTGCTGGCGCGCTCCCGCGCCTCGCCCCGACCGAACAGCAGGCGCTGCGCCTGGTGCTCGACGCCCTCGACGGGCCCGGCTATCCCGTCGGCGACGCCCGGCTCCAGCTCACCCGCATCTCGACGGTGATCGCCGACGTCGACGGGCGCCTCGAGACCCACGCCGTCGCCCTGATGGCCCTCGCGGTGATCAGCGGCCTGGCCCGCCCGCGCGAGATGCCGCGCCGCCTGCGGGAGACGGCCTTCCAGGAGGCCTCGAAGCTCCAGGCGCACGCCCAGGCCTGCCAGGCGGGCCCCGGCTGCCTCTGCCGCCGCGCCGACCACCACGTGCGCGAGCTCGCCCGCGCCCTCGCCTCCGACAACCAGCCGGTGGTGTGCTGATGCCCGGCACGACGACGGTCTACTCGATCACCCACCACGCCGGGCCCGATCCGCTCACCCTGCGGGCGCCCACCGATCAGCTCGCCGCGATCGCGGTCCTGATCGCCTTCGGCGGCGCCTACGGCGTCGCCGTCGAGTGGGCGCCCGGAGTGCCGGAGACGGTCCTGCCGCCCAACATGGGCAGCGCCGGCCAGATGGCCGCGCTCGACGAGCTCGGCCTGCCGCCGGGCAAGACCACGAGCGAGCGCATCGACCGCTTCCTCCAGGCCCACCCGCTCGAGCTCGCCGCGGTCTGCGAGTCGGCCCTATACGCCTCGCCGCGCCAGCGCACCGCGCTCGAGGACCTGCTCGGCGAGGTCGACGCCGGGCAGTCGCCAGAGGTGTGCCGGCGCCGGCGGGCGCAGTTCAACGAGCAGGTGCGCGGCGACTCCAAGCACAACCTGTGCCTGGTCCTCGAGACGGTCGCGCGGGCCTGCCGGTCGATGGCCGCCGGCACGCTCCGGGGCGGGCAGTGAAGCGCGCGCGCGGCCTTCGCCGGCTGGTCGCGCGACAGCGGGCCCGCGTGGCCGCGCAGGACCATCAGGATAGCCTGCTATCCCCACCGGCCTCGGGGCCACACGCGCGAGCACAGCGCCGGAGTCGCTTCGACGGCCTGAACAGCCGTGGCGTCCTTCGCTCGATCGGGCGCCTCACCACCTGGCAGAAGGTCCTGCTCGAGGAGCTCGCGCTCGACGGCCCTCGCCTGCTCCGTGACCGGCACGAGCGCCCCAGCGCCGCCGCGCTCCTGCGGCGCGGCCTCGTGGTCTGCGACGGCGAGCGCTGGCGGCTCAGCCGCGACGGCTGGCGCGTCGTCGAGGCGCTTCGGCAGGTGGTGCTCGCCGCCGAGATCGAGGGTCTCGAGGACGCCGAGGCCGCCAGCCTCGAGCGCGAGCTCGACCACCTCGCCGCCAGCGACCCGGCAGTCGCCGCCGCCCAGGCCGCGCTCGAGGCCGCCTGCCCGGCCTGCCACGGCGAGGGCGAGCTCTCCACCCGCTGTCCGGTGTGCGGTGGCCGGCGGTAGGCCTCGGGCGCCCTTCGACCCGAAGCTCGAGGCCGGCCGCGAGCGGCGGCGGCGCCACCAGAAGCGGCGGCGGGAGCGAGCGCGCCAGGCCGGCCGATGCGGCGCCTGCCTCAAGGCGCCCGCCAGCCGCGGGTCGCGCTGCGCGAGCTGCCACGCCGAGCACGTGGCCCGCCAGGCCGCCGCCCGCGCCGCCCGCCGGGTCGCCCGCTCCACGCCGCGGTGCACGCGCTGCCGCGAGCCGGGCCACAACGCTCGCTCCTGTGGGCGCGGCACGCGCTGGCTCACGCCGCGCAAGCAGGCCCTGCTCCTGGCGCTCGCCGACCGCGAGCCCTGGCGGCTCGAGGCCGGCCGGCTCAAGTCGGCCCGCGCGCTCGAGCTCGCCGGCCTGGTCGAGGAGCGCGCGGAAGGGTGGTGCCTCTCGCTGGCCGGCTGGAAGGCGACACGTGCCCTTCGCCGCCGGCGTGGATAGCCTGCTATCGGCGCGCCGCCGGCGGCACCGACGCGAAGCTACGCGTTCCCGCCGATCCGGCTGGTCGGGCGCGGCACCACCAGGTGGGGCCAGGTCAGCAGGTACGGCTCCGGGTTGACGAACTTCCCGTTGACGACCAGGTCGAAGTGGAGGTGCACCAGCCCGCCGCGAGGCAGCTTCGGCGACGCCGGCGTGCCGCCGACCAAGCCGACGCGCTGCCCGGCGCGCACCACCTTGCCGACTTCGACCTCGGCTCCGAACATGTGGTGGTAGGCCGTCTCCACGCCGCTTCCGTGGTCGACGCAGACCGCCCAGCCGGTCGCGAGCTTCCTCGAGACGGTGACCACGCCCGGGCCGGCGGCGAGGGCGAAGGTCCCGATCGGGATGTGGAAGCGCCCGCTCGGCGAGACGTACGGGTGATCGGCCGGCAGCGTGACGCGCGACCAGTACATGACGTCGACGCCGCGGTGCGTGCGCTTCGCCCGGCCGGCCGCGAGGTCAGCCTTCGTGTGGAAGCCGTCGCTGATCTGGGCGCGCGTGCCGTCGCGCGCGTCGGCCATCGGCCACACCCAGCCGGCGCCGCCGAGCTGCGCGGCGTCGAGCTCGGCGAGCGGGACCACGCCGCGCGAGGGCGGCAGCGGCGGCAGCGGCTTCGCGGCGACCAGGCGCCGGAAGGCGTCCCGAGCTCGCTCGAGGCCGGTCTTGTGGTGCTCGGTCGGGTAGGGACGCGGGTCGTCGACGTCGATCATGGCGTGGTCCTTGGGCCGAGGTGGATGTACTCGAGCTGCGCGCGGGTGATCCGCTGGGTCGTCGGGTGGCTGTGCGCCTCGTGGCCGACGTGGATCACTCCCTCGATCCAGCGCAGGCCGGGGACCTCGAAGCGCTCGACCTCCTCGCCGTCGCGCCAGCGCCGGAAGAGCACGCCGTCGTCGGTCGAGCGCTCCATCGTCCAGTCGGGCGCACAGCGGAAGCGTTCAGGGTGTGGCTCGCCCACCGCCTGGCTCTACCACGTCAGCCTGATCCCCGCCGTCGCCTCGCCCTCGAGCGAGCGGCCGGCGCGCGGATCCCAGCTGGCGCCGACCCAGGCGCGACCGAAGGCCGACAGGTTCCGGCGGATCCGGTGCTGGTAGTCCACCGCCCCGCCGGCGAGCGTGCGGCCACCTTCCGACTTCACGAAAGAGAACAGGTCGACTTTGCCTGTGCCGACGGGCAGCTGCTCGGCGGCGTCCAGGCTCGCTCTCGCCGCGATGGTGGCGTCCTTGACCACCGCGGCTACCGAGGGACCTCGGGATCCAGCTTGCGCAGCGGCTCGGCCAGGCCCTCGACGAGCTCGAGCTTGGGGCCGGCGGCGGCGCGCGCGGCGAACTTGTTTTCCGCGATCGCGGTCTCGATCTGGCCCTCGACCAGGCGCTCGAGCTTGTCGGCCCACGAGCTCTTGCCCAGCAGCCGAGTGAGCACACCGCCGGCGAGCAGCGCAGCCTCGCGCCAGGTCAGCCGCTCGAGCAGCTTGGCCTTGGCGCGGCGCAGGGCCTCGCGCTTCTCCTCGTCGGTCAGGATGCCGTCCTTGCGGCCTTCCTTCAGCGCCTCGACGTACGTCTGGTACACCTCCATGACCACGTCGCGCGCCTTGATGCCGATCGAGCGCAGCACGTCGAGGACCTCTTTCGACGCGCCGATCCGGCGCATCGTCCAGCTGGCGGCGAGGGCGAGCAGCGCGAGCACCCAGGTCAGGGCGTCGTCGCCGTAGTTGGTGAGCAGCGAGAGAAGCGCGTCTTCCATGGGACCTCCTACGGGATGTCGCTCAGCCGGCCGCGCGGCCGGAGAGCCTTGGCGTCGCCCCGCAGCAGCGTGATCGGCAGGTTGCCGGTCTTGCGCAGCCGCAGGTTTGCGAAGTTGAGCAGCGGCACGGCGGCGAGCACGGCGTCCTCGTCCTCGGCCCGCCAGTTCACGGCCATCCAGCCGCGACCGATCGGGTTGCCGTCGACGTCGGTCGCCTCGAGCGACTGGTCGGCGTCGAAGTCGATCTGGTTCGTGCTGCCGCTGATCAGGATGCCGGTCTTCCTCGAGAGGACCACCGGCGCGCTGGCGTCGTCGTACTGCGTGCCGAGCCAGGCCGCGGTGAAGCCGGAGAGATCGACCGCGGCGCCGTTGCTGTCCAGGTACTGGAAGCGCCAGGTGATCGCGTCGCCGGCGATCAGCGGCTGCATCCCCGCCCGGATCAGGAATCCGGGCGTGAAGTGGAACTCCATCGGCTCGAGCACGTCGAAGCTGGACATCAGGCTGCCTTCGCTCTCACGCGCGCTGCTCCACCACCGACGCGCACGCGCGAGCGCCCGCCGGGGACCTCCACGATCACCTCGTTGCCCGCGTCGAAGCTCGCGATCGCGGCCGGGCCAGCACCTGTCTCGTCGCCGATCCACGGGCGCGGCCCGCCGGGCATGTACGGCGTGATCGTGACCGCGGCGGTGAGAGTCACGGCCTCGCCGGCCGGGACCAGCGCGTTGATTCGCGAGCCCTGGTAGTCGACCGGCGCCCCGCCGCCGATCGTGTATCGCCACTTCGTGCGCACGTGGTCCTGGTGCAGCGCCACGTGCGGCGAGGTCGTGGTCGCGAGGCCGGGCGTCTTGCCGCTCTGGTTGGCCTGGTGGCCGACCAGGATCAGGCGCAGCAGCGTGCAGGCGACTCCGGGAGTCCAGGTCCACGTGGCCGTCCGCTCGCTCATGCGCATGATGCGCACCGTGTTGGGCGTGAGGAGCGTCGGGTTGGACGCCATGAAGGCGAACTGCGATCCGTCGTCGGAGAAGGAGAACGCGCAGCGAAAGATCGCGCCCGAGTACGACGCCATGTGGCCACCGAACATCCAGTAGCCCATGAACTGGCCCTCGACCGCGGTGAATCCCGCGTTCACGAAGGTCAGGTTGTTGGCGCCGGTGGTGCCACTGCCGTAGAGGATCAGCCGCCCACGCACCTGGTCCCAGGCGAGGCCGCGCCAGTTTTGCGAGGCGCCGGGTGCGTCGGTGAACGCGGAGCCAGCCGAGTTGATCGTGGCGAGCACGACCAGGTCCGACTCGCGCAGCTTGAAGAGCGAGTCGGTGTCGGTCCAGTACAGATGGCCGTTGACCCAATCGACCACCATGTCCCAGGCCGTGCCGACCGTGCGCCCGGTCGCCGTCGCGGTCGCCGCGTCGCCCGTGCCAGTGAGGGTGAACTCCTGGAAGACGCCCGAGCCGGCCACCGTCGACTTCGCCCATGCCTTGCCGGCCACGCAGCTGACCACGCAGGCTGGCGAAGTCACCGTGGCCTGCCGGTACATCTGGCAGACCATGGTGTCCATGTCGATTTCCCCGAGGTCGTTGTCCGGCGAAGGCCTCGCAGCGAAGTAGAGGTATCGACCGCCGGGACCGCCTCGAGTGAGGCTGAGCGGTGACGAGAACAGCCTGGTCCCGCCCGCGCTCTGGTTCCCGGTGAACGACGCGACAAGCGTGTTGTCGCTGATCAGGCGCTTCTGGATCGTGGTCGTGTTGGCCACCACCCAGTAGTGCAGGTTGTCCTTGTCGATCACGACGCCGATGGCGGTCGTCGCCGAGACCGCCGCCCATTGCTTGTCTGCATCGGTTGCGATCCGGGTGGTCAGCGGTGGATCGGGCGCGGCGACCGCCAGGCCATCTGCTACGGCCTCGGCCAGCGTCCAATTCTTCTCGAGCAGCTCGGCCATGGCTCAGCGCTCGGTGGTGGTGGCGGTCGCGCTCACCCGCACCGCCGTGTCGACCTCCTCGACCGGGCCCGGCGGGATCGAGCCGTCCGCCCGGCCGGCCTGGAGGAAGGCCTGCTTGATCTGCTGGAGCGCGGTGGGCGGAACCTTGACCCGGATCTCCCTCGCCGAGCTCACCCCGTCGGCGCCGTCGGGGCCAAACACGTCAGCGATGTACGCACTGATCGTGCCGTCCTTGATGTGCAGGCGCACGCCCTCCGGGGAGGGCGAGTCGTTGTAGATGTCCATGCCGGTGATAGCCGGCCGAGGCTGTGGCGTATCGAACTTGACCCTGATCTTGGTGCTCACGTGTTGCCTCCCTCGTCGCTCTCCCGCTTCACCGGCGGGGCCAAGGTGATCGGTGTGCCGCTCGGCGGCGTGCGCGTGCGGATACCCTTCTCGGCGAGCCGCAGGCGGATCTCCTGTTGCGTGTCCTCGACCCGCTCGAGGCGCTTCTCTACTCGCCGGATCGCCTCGAGCCGCGGCGTCTGCTGCGCCACCGTGCGCTCGAGCTCGCCGAGCTTGGCGCTCACGCCGCTCAGCCCGGCGGGCAGGCCCTCGAGCTTGGCCAGCTTGAGGGCGACGTCGCCCAGCTCCTTGCTCTGGAGCTTCTCGACCGCCTCGACCTTGGGCGACAGCTTGTCGACGTCGCTGCGCAGCTGGCGCACCGCCTCGCGCAGCACGACCGCTGCGACGAGGATCGCTCCGCCAGTGAGCGCGAGCTGTATCCACTGCGCGGGCGTCATCGGCGGTCGTAGGTGACTTCCGCGCCGACGACGAACTTGCTGTCGGCCGTGGCGTGCTCGATGGTCAGAAACCAGTTCTCCGTCGCCACCGTCGCCGCCGGCGTGATGCCGGTGAGGACGACCGCCTGAAAGGCAGGCGAGCCGATCGACGACACCTCGTTGCTCATGGCGGTGGCCGCCAGGCCGCTGATCTTGCGCAGCCGCACCTTGATCGCGCCGGCGGTGCCAGTGAGCTTGTGCACGTGCACGCGCGCGGCGGTGATCCACGAGCCGACCGGCACCACGATCGGGCAGACCAGGGTGGCGGCGAAGATCGAGCTCGGCGAGCCGGGCGCGCTCCACTGCGGCACGTAGTTCGATCCGCCGTCGAAGGCCGAGAACCCCCAGTCGGTCGGCGAGCCGGAGGGCTGCATCGCAGACGGCGGGATCAGGAGCGTGACCGGGCCGTGCTTGCCGGCGACGATCATGTCCTGGAGAGCGTTCAGGTCGGTCGACTTGATCGGGTCGCCGACCGCGTAGGTGGTGTTTCTCGTGAGGGGCAGCGTCATGGCTCAGGCTCCCAGGGGCGTGCGGTCGCAGCCGGTGAATGGGTCGTCGCAGAGCGCGATCAGCGACGTGATGATCGAGCCGTTGGTGTGCGCCGGCTTCATCCGATCGAGGACGACCTGCGCGCCGGCCAGGTCGGCCTCGGGGTGAAGGACAGGATCGACGTACACGAACCAATTGTAGACATGGCGACTCGCCGGGCACCAGAGTCGCCAATCCCGCACATCCACCGACTGCGTGCCAGCCGAGGGATTCGTATCAGCGGAGAGGAAGGCGCCGCCGTAGTTGATCGGGTCGATCGTGGCGATGTCGTCGAAGACCTCCGTCCACGGTCCGTCGTACCCGCTGCCATCGGTCCGATAGGCCAGGTTGAGCAGGCCGCTGTCCTTCACGCGGATTCGCAGGTAGGTCCGATCGACAGCGGCCGGGACAGCCACGCCGAGCGTGTGCACCGGCGTCGGCAGCACCGCGCCCGCGGTGAACCTGCGATAGGCGAACTTGAGAGTGCCGGCGTCGTTGAAGATGCCGAAGAGGTGATTCTGATTGGCAGTCAGATTCAGCAGAAACAGGCCCACCATCGAGTCCGCCGCGAGGCCGCTCGGATCGAAGGCCGCGATCATCTCCATGCCCACCGACGAGCGGATGTCCGTCCTGATCCGCACGGCCTTCTCGTCAGCGTTGTAGAGCCAGCGCCCATCGTCGCCGGCCTGGAGGGCGAGCGTGGTGTCCGTGCCGGTCGGGGTGATCGTGCCGTCCCGCGGCTCCTGCACCCAGGCGCCGCCGAGCGCGCCCAGGTCGTCGACGAACATGTTGGACAGCTCGGTGATCGGCACGTCGGCCGGCACCGCGTAGCCGAGCAGCTTGTAGACCGCCTCTCGGATGCCGTCGCGGTGGTAGCCCTGGATCTTGCGCAGGTGCGAGACCACCCGATCGCGCCGGGCCTGCACCGAGTCGGTCGGCAGCGGCGCCAGGCGGGTGATCCGCTCCCAGTGGTCCAGCACCGACCAGGCCACGTCCGGGTGGTAGAAGAGCGAGAGCTCGTCGACCTTGGACCAGGCCAGCGCCATGGCGTCGCCCTCGAGCATCTGCGTGCGCAGCACCAGGCTCTCGGGGTTGCTCGGGTCGGCCGAGCCGGGAGGCTTGCTGTTCTGGATCAGCTCGTAGCCCCACTGGGGGTAGGTGAACAGCACGTTGAAGGTGTGCTTGATCTCCTCGGCCGAGCGCGCGCCCTGGGCGACGCGCAGCTCGTCGACCTCCGCGTTCAGGAACTCGACGTAGTTGGCGCCGTCGAAGCGGCAGCCGACAGTGACCTCCCCGCTGTCGCCGTCGTCGATGTTGGCCGTCGCGCTGTTGGCCACGCCGGCGAGCTCGCCGTTGATGTACACCTCGACGTCGCAGTCGTCGGGCGCGCGCCACACGCGATTGAACGCGAGGTAGAGCCGCCCAGCCGGGTACTGGATACCGGTCACGTCGGCGGTGCGCAGCGTGCCGTCCTTCTCCTCCCACCGGAAGCGGAAGGCGCCGGTCGAGCGCAGCAGCTGCACGCAGGCTACCTGCCGCTCCGCGCTCGATCCCGTCTTGCCACGGGCCCAGATGGTCTCGGGCGCCGCCGGGTCGGCGAGCGGCTGGAGCACCACGTCGATGCAGAAGCTGCGGGTAAGGCGCAGGGCACGCTGGCTGGGCACGTCCGGGCAGACGCCCCTGTAGCCGCGCGAGCTCGCGACCGCGAACCCGCGGGCCAGGCCGAAGGCGCCGGTCACGATCGTGGGCCGGTTGGTGACCGCCGGAACGAGCAGGCCGACGTGGGCCAGCACGTCGCTGGGCCGCATGTAGTCTTCCTTCTCGTCGAAGTGCCAGAGGGCGACGGTTTCAGGGGACAAGGCCGAATCCTCCGTTCCCCGTCGCGATCGGCGACGGGTTGGGGTTGACCGCCGGCGAGACCGCGATCGTGTAGCTCCAGGTCCTGGTCGCCGTGTTGCCGCTCGCGTCCCGCGCGACCACGGTGATCGTGACCGATCCGCCGGCGGGCCAGCCCCCGCCCGGCCGGAGCTCGAGGTCGCGCGCCTGCGCGGTGCCGAGCAGCTGGCTGCCGCCGGCGAGGAAGCGGGCGCTGAACGCGCCGGCCTCGTAGGCCGAGAACGTGTCGCCCTCCATGGTCACCACCACCGAGAGCGAGGTCACGCCCACGTCGTCGGTGATCGCCACCTCGACGAAGTCCAGGCGGTCGATGCTGGTCGACTCGGTGGGCACCGGGTCGCCGATCTCCGGCGGGCTGTTGTCGGTGACCTGCTCGAAGCTGTCCTCGAGCTCGTCGGCGGTGCGCGTCCTCGAGCTGATTCGGATCGAGTCGAGAACCCCGTAAAAGCTGTTCGCCTCGGCCGGGCCGCGCCCGATCCGCATGACGCCCGAGCTTCCGCCGTCGTAGGCGGTGATCGCTCCCGAGGGCCCTGCGATCAGCACGCCGTTCTCGAAGACGGTGTGCACCATGTTGCCGGAGTCGAAATCGGTGTTGACCGCCACCACGCGGTAGCCGACCACCTGCTCGACCGTCCACAGGGTGCCGGTCACGTAGGTCGACTCGAGGCCTGAGCCGTGCTCGTGCCAGACGCGCATCGATCGCGCGGGCGTCTGGAATAGCTCCCAGCCGAAAAAGTTGTTGGCGCTGTCCTCCGGCCCCGGATCGCCGAACGTGGCGAGTCCACGGACCAGCGTGTTGTTGTCGCCGACTCGGAAGAAGAACTCGATGCAGTTGTCGCCCTTGAAGACGGTGTTGAGAGCCAGCGCCGCCGCGCCGACCGGGCCGACGAGCTCGCAGAGACCCGAGCCGCTCAGATACTTGGCGCGCCCCGTCCCAGCCGGATCGGGCAGGAGCGCCTGCACGGCATGGAGCACGTTGCCGACTGCGCGCAGGTGGTTGCCGGCCGAGCACTGGTCGATCGCGTCGGGCGCCTCATTGCACAGGTACAGCAGCACCGTGGACGCGTCGTCGTCGAACTTCATGGTCGCATCGAGCTTGTCGGCCTGCGCCTCCATCTCGGCGTCGCTGCGCAGCACGTTGCTCACGCGAATGCACGCCACCCGACCGTTGAAGCTGGCGAGTGATCCCGATGTCCCGATGTTCCCGAAGCGCAGGAGCACCGAGGCGTCGTCGCCGCCCGTCGGGTTGGTGGCGTACGCGGTGTCCTCGAAGGTGCAGGCGCTCTCGCTCATGCGCCGGACGGCGGTGCGCACGACCTTGCCGGTTCGATCGACTCGCTGCGCGACGTATCCCCACTCGCCGGTCACGAGGCCGTGACCAACGGCGGGGATGACGGTGTGGTTCGTGCCGCCGCCGCTCTCCCAGAACTGCCGAGGCACGCCGTCGCTGCCGAACTGGAGGGCCATCTGGGTGTTGTCCGCCGGCGCCGAGGCGTCGCTGGTGCCGGAGTAGGAGATCGCGCACTGACCGCTGACCTGCGTGTCGATCGCGATCAGGAGCTCGAGCGTGAAGCTGCCGTTGAAGAGGGCGAGCAGGGTCGCGTCGCCCGCGCGCGTGGCCCGCTTGCCGGTCGAGTCGCTGCCGCGCAGCGCCTTGGCGTAGCGGATAGCCTCGCCGAGCACGTTGTGGCAGTTGGTGATATCGGGCGCCAGGTCGCCGGAGCCGCAGGTCAGGTGCCTCGCGCCGCCGTTGGCCGCCGAGTCGATCATGGTGGCGTAGTTGCCAGCGGCGAGCTCGTCGAAGTGGTAGAGCGCGACCGTGTCGACGTCGATCGGGAAGCCAGGCATCACATCCTCCGAATGAGCATCTGCCGGACCACGGCCATCTCGACTGTGGTGGCGGGCGCGACGTTCTCCGGCACCTGGTTGGCCCCGGCCACCGTCGAGTCGACCACGCCGTCGACCTCCTGGGCGGCGGCCTGGATCCGGGTGGCGCGCAGGACGCCGTCCCAGTAGGTGCCGCCCGCGCTGTAGTCGCTCGAGCCGTCGAACGTGTCGTAGCGCTGCGGCCCGAGCTGGTCGAGGTAGGCCTGCACGTTGGCGCGCACTGGCGCGTCGAGCGGCCCGCTGCCGTACACCGGGTTGCCGACGACCGGGGGGAGGTCGGTCAGCTCCTGGTCGCCGGCCAGGATGATCTCGTCGGCGCTGGCGCCGAACGACTCGATCGTGTACGGCTTGCCGCTGTTGAGCGTGCCGGTGGTGCGGGCGTAGACGATCCGGTCGCCGACCTGCATGTCCGCCGGGCGGTTCGCCGACAGCTGCATGGTGCGCGTGCCGGCGTTCCAGGCGGCGACGGTCCAGCCCAGCGAGTCGTCCCAGTCCCACTGGAAGGCCGGGTCGGTGTCCGCCTCGAGCTCGATGTCGAGGTCGTAGGTGGCGGCCACGATCGTGAGCACCAGGAAGTCGGCCACCGAGACCGGCCGCTTGGTGTCCAGGTAGTCCTGGAGGTCGCTGATCTCTCCGGCGCTGAGCAGGCGCTGCTCGCCGGTGCCGTTGTGGGTGGCGGCCAGGTGGACGCTGCCGAGGCCGCCGCGGCCGGGCCACACGTACGCCTCGAAGATGCCGGCCACTTCCTTGGCCCACTGCCGGTAGTCGTTGCTGTTGCCGCCCATGCCGGGCTGCGCGATCCGGTCGAGGATCCGGGTCTGGAGCTGCCCGTCGTCCTCGCGGTCGGCGCCGCCCTCGTCGATGTCGAGCACGAGCTCGGCCTTGGGATCGCTGCCCGCCGGCGCGCTCGAGAACGTGAGGATCTCGCCTGCCTTGAGCCGGGTCGCCGAGCCGGTGTCGATCGAGGCGATGTCGAGGTCCGCGGTCTCGGAGACGCCGAGCGTCAGGTTCTCGTTGACCTGGAAGCGCAGGCCGGCCGGGTTGGTGAGCTCGTCGCCGATCGCGTAGCTGGTGCCGGCCGCGCCGGTCACGCGCAGCGCGCTGGCCTTCTGGCTGATGGTCGCCTCGCGGCGCTGGAGACCGCGCACCTCGGCGTGCCGATCGAGCGGCTCGCCCGTGGCCGTGTCGGGCCACAGGTCCTTGTCCACCTGCTGGATGTGCCGGTGCAGCATGGTGGTGGCCACGCCGACGGTGGCGAGCCGGATCCAGTTCTCCGTCTTCTTCGCCACGGTCGCGCCGGGGAATCGGTTCTGGAAGTCGCGGACCAGCTCGTCGATGGTCTCGGCGAGGGAAGGGACGACGAACATGGTTAGCCTCCGGCCCCGACGGGGAAGACGTTCTGAAGGTTGATGTCGCCGAACTGCGCGTCGCGCAGCGAGCCGCGGATCGACAGCTGATCCTTCTGGTTCCGGTCGACGGTCAGCACGAGGTCCTCGGCCAGGCCCTCGGTGATGAAGTACTGGAGGGCCTCGAGATAGCTCTCGCGGTAGCGCTGCATGGTCTGGAGGCTGCTCTTCTTCGGGATCAGGTGCGCGGTGTTGCCGAGCTCGGGATCCGCCACCCACTCGTTCTTGCGGCAGTGGATCTGGTTGTAGACCTGCGTCTCGATCGACTGCGTGTAGACGAGGCCGCCCCGGCCGTTGTCCACGTAGTCCTTGGTGATCGGGTCGCGCTTCAGATCGAGTCCGGCCATGGGCTACTCCGTCTTCGAGATGGTCGAGAGGTAGGTCGACGACCCTCCCTCGAAGTTGGTCTGCTGGGCCGTCATCCACGCCGTGATGAACGTGCCGATCGCGGCGATCACCGTCTTGGTCTCGGCCGGCCCCGCCGCGCTGCCGGCGTAGGTGGTGAAGGCCGCGAGCAGGGTCGTCGAGGCCGTGGCGATCGCGCCGTGCATGGTGGTCTCCGCGGCGCGATAGGTCGTCCCCTTGATCAGGGCGTCGGCGGCGTTCTTGCCGAGGAGCACCTGGCCGAGCTTGTTGACCAGGATGGCGCGCAGCGAGTTGTAGACGGTGGTCTCGTCCTTCTCGAGGGCCGGCCGGCCGGCCTTGACCCGGGCCGAGACGACCAGCTCCATGCGCCCGATCGAGGCGACCACCACCTCGGCTGCGCCGTCCGCCGGGCGGCAGGCCACGCCGGCCTGGCCGAAGACCTCGCCGCGCTCGAAGGCCTCGAGCTCGCCGTCCACGCCGTCGAGGCCGGCCAGGCTCCAGCGCGTCGCGCTCGAGGTGCCGGCAGCGATGGTGCGCCGCAGGAGGTTGAGGACGCGGTTCGCCGGGCCCGAGACCGCAGCCTTCCGCTCTGCCATCGTGCGTCGGGTCATTGGGTGAGCTCCGTTCCCTTGGGCACCAGGCTGATCTGGGTGACCTCGCCGCTCGAGCGGTCCTGCCGGAAGGAGACGCGGGTGATCAGGTACTCGCCCTTGATCCCGAACACCTCCGACTCGACGGTCGCGGTCATGTCGAAGCCGTAGAGCGTCGGCTTGCGCGCGCCCGGCTGCCACTGCGCGTGGCCGTTGACCACCAGCTCGATCGGGTTGCCGGTCGCGTCGCGCTCGGCCATCTCGCGCTCAGCCTTGTTCTTGGCGTCGCGGTTGCTGGTCACCGCGTCGTCGCGCAGCACCAGCACCTTGCGCAGCTTGAACGAATTCCCGACGCCCTGGGCGCCGGTGCCGTTCTTCGCCTCGCCGCGGAAGCGGACGACCCGCTCCCCGTCGTTCTGGCCGTCGTCGCCCGGGCCCGACCCGCACACCACGATCTTCGAGTACCGCTGCTCAACCGACTTCACGATCTTGAACGACTCGACGTTCGCTTCGGCTGCTCGAGCCGAGCCCTCGCCGGCGTGGAAGAAGTTGAAGGTCGGCTCCTGCGCATAGTTCGGCTTGCCGACGACGAGCGAGGTCCCGTCGGCCGTCATCCAGGCGAGCAGGCGACCCTCCTGGAGGTAGCGCTCGAGCACGCCCCAGCGCTTCTCGCCGGGCTGCACCTTGCGCGGCGGCTTCGCCGACGTGTCGATCGCTGGCTCGCTCGAGATACGCCCGCCGCGCGACCCGCTGCCGCGGATCAGCCGGCGGTTCTTCGCGTTGCTCGTGATCACCTTGAGGCCGAACGGAGCGACGATCTTCTTGGCCAGGTCGACGATGCCGATCCCTCCCAGGCTGATCAGCTCCATGTCGTCGTCGACCAGGCGCCCGCCGATGTCGCGCCCGCGCACGGTGATCCGGTCGCCGCCGCCCTTGTCGCTGTTGCCCTCGACGGCGTCGATGCGCCCGCTCATGACCACGTTGTCGTCGAGCAGCAGCTTGAAGGCCTGGTCGGTCTCGAGCATCGCCCAGATCTCCGGCGTCGCCGGGCCGAGGCTGATGTTGAACCCGTCCGCCGGGCCCAACATGTCGCACTCGATGTCGTAGTCGGTCCACCCGTCGATGAAATCCTTCCCGACCTGGAGGGTGATCTTGTGCTGGAGCTCGTTCACAGCGGGCTCCGCAGGCGCGGCGACGTGCTCTTGGCCGGGCCCTTGAGCACCAGGCCGGCGGGCAGCCGCTGCGGTCGCTTCACGTCGTTGAGGCGCAGGAGCTGCGTGACGCGCTGGTCGGCCTGAGCCGCGCCGTAGGTGACCTGGGCCAGGGCGTAGATGGACATTGGCGCCAGCACGCGGATGTCGACGAGGCGCGGGGTGTCCTCGAGAAAGGCCTGGGCGGCGCGGCGCATCGAGTACGCCAGGTGGTTGAAGGCCAGCAGCATCGGATAGTTCTCGATGTCGGTGGCCACCTGGAGGCGGTCCATCTCGGCCTGGATCGCGTTGCTCAGGCTCGAGAGCTCGGTGGTGATCTGCCCGCTCGAGAGGCCGGTGTCGCTGTCGTGCGCCTCCTCCCATTCCTCGGCCCGCACCAGGCAGTCGCTCTGCACGGTGGTGGTGATCGGCGGCAGGCCGCGCACTGCCCGATCGGTGTTCACCTCGACCAGGCCGGCGTCGACCTCGGCCGAGCTCGCCCGCACGTCCTCGACGCCGGTGCGCAGCGGCGCGCTCGGGCCCACGCGGAAGATGGCCGGCTCCACCGAGTCCTCGTGGAACGAGCAATCGACCCAGATCGTCCCGCGCTCGTCGGCGCTGGCCCGCCAGTCGAACGTGCCGATCTTGGCCTGGTAGGCGCCCGAGATCGGGTGGACAAAGGTCCGGGTCGCGCCGGCGTTCTTCAGCTCCTGGAAGAACAGGAAGCGCTCCATCGGGTCGTCGTTCGGGTCGCCGGCGACCGGGATGAACGCGACCGTGCAGGTGGTCACGCGCGCGGTGCCGCCCTGGTCGACGACGCGCGCGCCGTTCCGGTGCGGGGACTGGTGCGTGGCCAGGTCGCGACCGTTCACGTCCTGCGTGTTGAGGACGTCGATCCGCATGCCCCCGAAGCTGGCCTCGAAGAGCAGGTCCTGCCAGATGTCACGCGGCACCGATCACCTCCTGAGTTGCTTCGGGTCGTTCTCGACCTCGGCCTTGATCCCGGGGCCGGCGGTCACCTTGACGTCGACCTGCACGCGGCTCTCTCGCGGCGAGCGGTACGTGCTCGAGGGCATCGTCGCGGCCTCGGGGGTGTCCTGCCCGAAGACGAACGGCGAGCCGTCCTCGCCCTCGACGCCCGCCCAGGGCGCGAGCTTGCCCTGGCCGAACACCGCCGGGCCCTTCTGCTTGGGGTTGGCCCGCTGCATGAACCGCTCCCGGGTCTCCGGGTCCATGCTGAGCAGGGCGTGGGAGGTCAGCGTGTTGCGCCTGATCTGCTCGCGCTGCGTGTCGCTGATCGACTTGTCGCTGGCCAGGTACTTGTCGAGCGCGGACTCGTCGAGCGGGAAGCTGGCGTTCGCGCCGTCGCCGACCTTGGAGATGATTCCCCGGTCGAACGCCCGGGACAGGAACACCTGCGAGGCGTCGCGCTGCTCGGGCGAGAGGCCCTGCATCAGCGCCAGGCTCGCGCTGGCCCGCTCGTCGAACGTCGCCGAGAGCTTGCCCGTGTCCTTCATCTGGAGGCCGCCGCCGCTGTTCCGGCCTTCCTTCCAGATCGTGCCGGCGCCGGGCAGGTTGGCCCGCTTGCCGACGTCCACTAGGTCGCGCGCCTCGGCCGAGGCGATGGCCTGCTGCCGCTTCTCCACCCGCTTCTCGAGGTGGTTGGTGGCCAGGAGCACCACGTCGCTCAGGCCGGCGGCGGCCTTGCCGACCAGCCCGATCGGGCCCGGCAGCATGGCCAGGGCGTGGGCGGCGCCGAGCACGCCCTTGGAGAACGCCGGCAGGTCCTGGCCGATGGTCTCGGTGACCATGTAGCCGATGGCCGCGCCCTGGGCGAGCGAGCTGGCCCCGCCCAGGAGGCGCGCGCCCCGCCCGGCTCCGGGCATCATGCTGAGACCGCCCAGCTTGCCCCCAGCGCCGCCGGCGCCGCCGGCCGCACCCATGGCCCACCCCGCGACGTTCCCGGCCCCCAGGCGGCCAGCCAGGCCGCTCCCCATGCTGCCCAGCTTGACGGCTGCGATGGCGGCGAGGACCTCGGGGTGCTTGGACATCCACTCGACGGCCTGTGCGATCTTCTCCATCGCACTGGCCACGATCGGCAGCACGCGGACCAGGCTCTCGTTGAAGGTCTGCTCGAATTGTGCCTTTACCGACGCCAGCTTAGCGGCGGGCGTCTCGGCGAACTTGGCGAAGTCCTTCTCGAGCTCGGCGAGGCCGGAACCGCCGGCGGCGACCAGCTTGTCGAACTCGCCCCGGCCGCGGTTCATCAGGGCGAGGATCGCCTGGAAGGCCTCCTGTCGGCCGAGGGCCTTCTGGAGAACCTGTGGATTTCCCTTCGATTTCTCGATCAGCTCGAAGGCGATGTCGCTGACCGCGCGCAGGCGCTTCTGCCCGTCGGGCCCGATCTCGAAGACCTCGACGCCCAGCTTCTTCAGGTCCTTGCTCTTCTGGAGGAACGCCGTCATCAGCGACGACAGGCCGGTGCCGGCCTCGCTGGCGGTGGCGAAGCCGGTCTTGGCCAGCTGGAGCAGGGCGCCGAGCTCGGTCAGACCCTCGATCCCGGTCTTGTTGAAGCTGGCGAACTGGGGGGTCAGGCCGGTCAGGATCGACGCCATGTCCTTCAGCTCGACGGCGCCGGCCTTGCCCTGGCTGAGCAGCACGCCGAAGGCCTGCTCCATGTCCTTGCCGGCGACCTTCATGTTGGTCGACAGCGCGCTGGCGGTGATGGCCAGGTCCTCGACCTCGGCGCCGGTCGCGGCGGCGGTCTTGCCGAAGCCGTCCATCGACGCGATCGCGGCGTCGATGTCGCCGGTCGCGGCCACGAACTTCTCGACCGAGCCCAGGAGCTGGTTGGCGTCGACGCCGCGCGAGCGGGCGATCGCGAAGATCTGCGCCTTGAGCTGAGACATCTTCTGCGCGCTCGAGCGCGAGGCGATGCCGAGCCGGCTGATCTGGGTCTCGAACTCGAGGACCTGCTTGCCAACAGCGACGACGCCGGCAGCGCCGCCGGCGACGCCGAGCACCGAGGCGAGGCCGCCGAAGCCGCCGCGCATCGCCTTGTTCATGTCGACGCCGGTCTTGCGGGCCCAGGTCTTCGCCCGCCGATCGGCGTCGCCCAGCGACGCATTCAGGGTCTGCTTGTTGACCCTGAATCTGATTTCAGCGTATCGCGCTCCTTGGGCCATTCCGCTTCCGCTTTCTGCCGGTCACCCGGCCGACCGTCTGCTCGACGCCGGCGGCGTCGAGAACGTCGCTGGTTTGCTGGTCCTTCACCGCCTTGAGGGCGAGCGCCCTCTCGTCGGCCAGGTCCTCGTCGTACCAGGCTAGGATTCGAAGCTGCCAGTCGGTGAGCTCGCTGGCTGGCTGTCCGTAGAAAGCAGATAGAGCGCAAGCTTTCTCCCACCGAAAGCGCTCAAGCGGGGTTCGTCCTTTTTTTTTACCGCGGCCCTGATCTCGAGCACGAGCTCGGGCGGCATCAGCCGCGGGTCGGGATCGACCATCGCCCGGAAGTCGTTGTACTCGTCGGCGAGGAGCGCTCTCTCGTCGGGCGTGTAGCACTTGCGGCAGTCGTTGGCGTCGGGGTGCAGCGTGACCGTCGGGTCGTCCTTGGCGCCCAGCTGCAAGGCCTCGCTCGAGGGCGCCGGCATGCGCAGCGCCCGGTAGAGGATCTGGGTCAGCGTCTCGTCCTCGAGCGTCTGCGCGTTCACCAGGTCGGTCGGATCGAGGCCTCGATCGTTGCGCAGCTGGGCGAGCGCCTGGGCGTGGCACTCCTGCACCTCGTCGCACGAGAGCAGGGCCAGGCGCATCGGGATCGGCGGGCAGCCGTTCGACTCCGGCAGGGTGTACGGGCGCAGGCGGTACTTGCCGCGCCGGAGCTCGGCGAGCGAGCGGCCGGCCTCGAGTTTGAAGTCCGGCTGGGTGCGATCCTCGGGCGTGTTCACGGCTGCTCCTTGAAGAGCAGCGCGCGCACCGCCGCGTCCTTGCCCTCGAGCAGCTTGCGCAGGGCGACCGAGCGCTCGGGGTTGCGAGGGAGGGTCTCGACCAGCTGGGCGGCGAGCTCGGCGAACGGCTTGGAGACCGCGGCCAGGTCCTCGCGCAGGTGGTCGAACTTGAAGAACTGCATGATCGGCTCGGGCATGGTCCTGTCCTCTCGGGCGGTGCACGCGCGCCATCGCCGGCGCGGGCGCGCGCGGCGAGCTCGGAGCGGTGCGGGTTGTCGGAGCGGCGTGCCGGCCACGAACGATGGCCTGCGGAGGGGGTTGCCAGCTGGCGGGAGGCTCCCCGCCGTCTGGACTTGTGCCACTGCGTGGGGATCCTCCACCAGCAGCCAGCGCGCCCCGGAGTCCTCGGGGTGCCGGGCATCGCCAGCCCGGCAGAGCGCCTCGTAGCATAGGCTACGTTCGATCGTGGTTAGTCGTCGTCGCGCTCGTCGAGGAAGACCAGGCTGACCGACACGCGGGTCTCCCCGCCCTCGTCGTACGGCTCGGTGATGTCGCCGACCACGCAGTCGATCAGCGACCGGCGCTTGCCGTCGATGCCGCGCTCGTAGGTGATCGTGAACTCCTCGCCCGACTTCTGGAGGGCGTCCCAGTCGACCTCCAGGTCGCCGTGCAGGAGCACCACCTCGAGCGAGGCGGTGTAGTCGGGAACGCCGCGGGTGAAGCCGAGCGCGCGGCGCAGCCGGCGCATGACCTTCACCGCGGTCTTGGGGTCGGCCTTGTTGACCGACAGCGAGCGGACCGTCTGGAGCTCCTGACCGTTGAGCTCGACGACCGCGATATCGACAATCTTGCGTCCCATCGGGCCCTCTCTTTACTCGACGAACAGGGTGATCACGCCGACCACCTGGTGCAGGTTGGGGATCACGCTCGCCGGGATCGCGACGTTGAAGCGCGTCTTCACGATCGAGTCCTTCTCGACCAGCAGCTCGCCCTTGTGCGCCTCGACGTTCTGGAGGATCTCGAGCGCCTCCTCCTGCCGCAGCACGTTCAGGGTGACCGAGCGCAGGCGCTTGGCCGCGCTCTCGGAGGCCTTGCGGTTCTCCTTCTGCTGCTTCCAGCGCTGCCACGCCGCGTCCACCTGGATCGCCGTGTAGATCAGCGACTTGATGTTCGTGACGTCGAGCAGGTTCTCGAAGACCGCGGTCCCGATCGTGGTCTTCGTGGTGACGTACCGGACGATCCGGCACAGGGTGCGGTTCTCGTTCACCGACAGGATCGAGGTCCCGCTGGCGAGCGCGGTCTCGATCTCGGTGTCGGTCGGCACGTCCGCCGCCGCCGGCACGGGCAGCGCGAGCGGCACGTCGTCGAAGCACAGGGCCGGGTCGCCCTCGGCGAAGAGGGTGGTGACCATCTGCGCCGCGATCTCCCCGGTCATGCTGGGGAAGAGCTCGCCGGCGGCCACCACGATCTGCTGGTTGTTGGCGGTGGTGCTGAGCGTGTTGGCCGCGCTCAGCGACGCCGTCTCGGCCAGCACGCAGATCGGCCACTTCTTCGTCTGCGGCAGCGACATGTTGGTGATGTGCGTCGCGAAGTCGGAGACGTCGGTGGCCGTGTGGTTGGCGACGCCGATGCCGTGGTAGAAGCGGTCGACCAGGGTGTCGAGGGCGGCGGTGATGTCGTAGCTGCCGGTGCCGGCGGTGCCGCCGAGCGCGATCGAGACGCCGGCGACGTTCTCGACGATCTGCACACGCATGTCCACGCCGTTGACGCCGTGGTGGCGGGCGGTGAGGGTCGCCACGTTGGTGGCCACCCCCGAGGTCGCCGGCAGGGCGGTGTTGCCCACCGCGTTCGCCGCGTTGAAGGCCGCGTTGATGGAGGCCGCGACCGTGTTCTGCACGTCGCCGGTGTTCACGCCGACGCGGATGATCCGGCCGGCCACGGCGATCACGATGTCGCCGGTCGCGGTGGCGGTGCCGGTCACCGTCAGGGTGCGGGTCTGCGCCGCGCCCACCACGTCGGCGATCGGGACCGCGTAGATGGCCGGGCTGTTGCCGTACTGCCGCGCCGCGGCGAAGCTGGCGCGGCAGGAGAGCGCGAGCTCGGAGCCGATGCCGAACAGGGTGTCGGCCTGGCCCTCGCTCTCCACGAGGTAGGTGGTCAGCGCGGTCGCGGTGCCGGCCGAGGTCTTGTTGCCGAGCAGCACCACGTTCCAGTTGATCGGCACCAGGCCGCGCGCGGCGCTGGTCGTGTCGAACTGGATGTACGTACCCGGCTTCCGCTTGTTGCTCGGGACGCTGGTCAGGATCATGGCTTAGAGCTCCTCGGGCGCGGCAGGCGCCTCGGCAGCAGGCTTCTCGGCGGCCTCGTCCTCGACGAGCACCAGGTCGCCGATCTCGAGGCGCTTGCGGTAGTAGCGGCACGACTCGACCTCGATCGGGTCGTCGCCGGGATAGAGCTTCGAGGTGTCGCGGATGCCCCCCTCGCGGGAGGCGTCCTCGACGAGCTGCCGCGGCACCGCGTGGAACTCGCCCTTCGCGTTCTTGTAGACGAGCGGGACCGGGTACTTGTCCGCGCGGATCTTCAGCATCTTGGCCATTCGCCGATCCTCCCTACGTGGTGAGCATCCTAGCAGCCGGCGGTGGGATGATCTTCCACTGCCCGCCGAAGACTTCGGGCGACCCGCGCCCGTTGGTGAATTGCACCTGCGTCGCGCCCGGTACTGCCGTGATGTCGAAGGTGCCATTGTTGTTGGCATTCTTCGCCCCGGTGATGACGAGTTGCAGGCCGACCCAGGCGCCGATCGCGCCCATGCCGGTGACGGTCAGCGTGACCGTCGATCCGGTGCGGGCGAAGTTGTCGCCGATGCCGCTGCCGGTGCCGCTCGCGATCGCGTTCTCCGAGGCCGGCCCCACGTTGACCCGGCCGGCGATCTCCTCCAGGTCCTCGACGCCCTCGAGCCGGCGGTCGGGGATCGTGGCGTCGAGGTCGACGTTGAAGATCACCAGCCACACGTGCAGGTCCTTGTGGACGATGATCGGGTCTTCCTTCGACGGCACCAGCACGCCGATCCCGTCGGCGGGCGCCAGCCGAGTGAGCCGGGCGACCACGTGCTCCATGATCGTGTACGCGCCCGGGCTGCCGCCCTGGCCGTCGAGCGAGGCCTCGTCGCCGGCGCTGCCCGCCTCGGGCGACTCGAAGCTGCTGTCGCAGCAGTAGACGTGCAGCTCGAGGTCCTTGGTGAACTCCGAGCGCTGCACGTTCGGCGTGCGGAAGACCGCGCCGGCCGACATGACCAGGACGCCCGGCGTGCGGCCGGCGAGGGCCTCGCGGATCTCCTCGACCCGATCCTTGCCGGAGAACTGCCCGCCGTACCGCTCGGCGGTCTTCAGGTAGGGCAGGCCCTTGGGCAGGTCCGCGATCACCGCGTCCTCGAGCTGGCGGCGCAGCGAGGGCGTCCAGCGCTGGCCGACCGTGCTCACCAGGCCTCCATGACGTGCGCCTGCATCAGCTCGGCGGCGACCTCGATCGTCTTCTCCGAGACCCAGGCGAACTCACGCTTGGGGATCGAGCTGCCGCCGGCGGTGCCGCCCTGCTGGTGCACGTCGGACCAGGGCACGCGGTTGGTCATGATCCACTCGGTCCCGGTGGACCGGAACAGCCAGGCCGACTTGATCCGGCCCAGCATGTTGCCGACGCGCCGCTCGCCCTTGCGGGTCAACTGGCCGCGCCGCTTGCCTCGCTTGCGGACGATGCCCTTCGACTCCTTGATCCGCAGGAGCGTCGAGGCCGCGTAGCCAGGCCAGCCCGAGCTCGAGCCCTCGCGCTGGGCGAAGTGCTCGTTGACGTCGGCGCGGACCAGCGGGCGCAGCGCCTTCCACACCGGGCGCATGTCGCCGCCGGCGCGGTTCATGTCCTGGCAGCCGTCGGAGAACTGCCGCAGGTCGAGCTCGAAGCCGATCACGTGAAGCCTCGCATGGAGGCGCGCGTGAGCAGCTCGGGATCGAGCTCCTGGAAGCCGTCCCGAGGCACGATCTCCGGGTTGACCTGCGAGCTCGAGGGCGGCATCGGCTCGGTGCCGCAGGAGACCTTGCCCTCCGACAGGGCGAGGAGCCAGGTCATGGTCTCCTCGTGGTCGGTGCGGTCGTCGTCGGTGAGCATGCCCTTCCACTTCTTCAGGTAGAAGACGGCGAGCTCGGCCGAGGTCTCCACGATCTTCGGGGGCACCGGGGCGGCGAAGCCGGTCGCGTAGCGCTTCTGCGCGTAGCTGTCGATCGTCGCGTCCGCCGACGCGATCGCGCGCGCGAGCACCGCCGCGTCGACCTCGCCGGCGTTGCTGCTGCTCGTGAGCTGGATCAGGTGCTTCCGGCCACGAGCCGCGGTCTCGACTTCAGCCTGCCCCGAGTACGCCACGGGTTACCTCCGGCGGTTCCCCGGGCGCTCCGGCTCGGTGGTCTTCTCGGCCGGCTTGGCCGGCTCGGGCGGCGTCGCCGGCGCCTCGCTCGAGGTGGGCGCCGGCGCGTTCTCCACCACGGGCGCCGGCGGCGGCTCGATCGGGGGCACCGGCTCGAGCGCGGGCGGCGAGGGCTTGCCCGCCGCCGGCGCCTCCGGGGCGACGCTGGGCGAGGTGCTCAGGCCCTCCGGCCGGCGGCGCTTGGCCCGCTTCTCGAGCACGGCCAGGGCGGCCTCGGCCTCCCCGAGCTCGGCGGTGGCGATGGCCACGTTCTGCGTCGCCTGGGTCTCGGCGAGCTCGCAGGCTTGGAGCTTGGCCGCGGCGTCCTCGCAGCGCTGCTGGGCCTGCTCGATGGCCAGGGCGAGGGCGTCGGCGGCGGCGTCCTCCGGGCTGACCTTCTCGCGGATCTCGAGCTCCTCCGACTCGAGCAGGTACTTGCGCTGCTCGAGCGTGAACTTGTCCACGGGGAAGAGCTGCGGCGGGCGCTCGTTGAGGGGATCCGGCGGCAGCCAGAGAACGCCACAGCGCTTGAAGCCGTCCTTGAAGCGAGGACGAGCGAAGCCGCCGATGGCGGTGGCCTTGGGGTGCGGCTGGATGGTCTTGGACATCGGTCTCTCTCCTGTCGGGACGGTTCGCTGCGCGCCCCGATCAGGAGATCGACCCGGCGGGGCTACCCGGGCGACGGCTCTTACGTCGTGCCGTTCGACCCGATCGCGAGCTGCGGGAGGCCGTAGCCCGCGTTGTAGCGGGCGTCGGCGCCGTAGTACAGGGTGCCGGTCATGAAGCGGTCCTTCGAGTCCGGCCCGGTCACGCCCTGGAAGCGCACGTCCTGGCGGATCTGGAAGATCAGCGGACGGATCGGCTTCGAGAGGTCGACCAGGAACCACTTCGCGGCGTGCGCGCCCACCAGCTTGGGCGACACGTAGAGCTGCGCGGTGCCCTGGTTGGTGTTGGTCGCGCCGTTCGCGTTGCGGTCGGCGAGCAGCAGGTCGCGGGCCACCTTGCGGTTCGACGGGCCCACGATCAGGTGCGTGGGGTTGATGTTGAGCGGCTCGCCGCTCTCGTCGACCATCTCGAGCGCGCGCTGCCACGCGGTGTCGTACGCGCCCGAGTCGTCCAGCGTCGCGGTCAGCAGGTTGCTGTAGGTCGGCCCGTTGCCGTCCTGGTGCGTCGCCGAGAAGAAGGCCTGCCCGTCGTAGGCCGCGCCGTAGGCGGTGGTGGCGAAGCCGTTGACGAGGAAGTCCACCAGCAGGTTGATGCGGTGGATCTGCGCCTTCATCGCGAGCTGCGCGATCTTGGGCGCGTACATGCCGGTCTTCTCGTCGGCCAGGTCGACCTCGGAGACCTCCAGGCCGTTGGCCCACCGCTTGTTGGTGATGCGGTACGACTGCGCGCGGACCTTCGCGATCTTCCGCTCGCCGACCCACTCCTGGAAGGCCGGCACGTCGCCGAACCAGTTGTACTGCTCCGACTCGTCCTGGCTGTTGATGACCATGGCGAGCTGCTCCCAGAAGTTGTCGGTCTTCTTCAGGGAGTCGAAGGCGGTGTTGAACTGCGTCTGGAAGCCGACGCGGGTGATCTCGATCTGCTCGGCGCTGATGAACTGCGGTCCCATCGGTATCTCCTTTGCTCGAGGTGCTCGTGTTCAGCCGAGCGGGTTACGCGATGGTCACGCCAGCGGCGGCGATGATGATCCACCCGACGCCGAGTCGCCACTCGAGCTCGGCCCACTCGTTGGCGGCGTCGAACGCCAGGGTGGCGAAGCCGGAGGGCGTCGCGGGGGTGAGGGTGGCCGCGTTGGCGCCCGACGCGGCGGGCTGCCGGATGTTCTTGCGCTGGCCGTGGTAGCGGCCATCGGCCAGGGTGATCGCGATCGCGGCGGCGTGGCCGAGGATCGTGGTGCGGGTGTCGACGGAGACGGCGCCCGCGAGGGACACCGTCTCGAGGCCGACGTTGCCGGCCGTCGCGTTCTCGGCGCGCACGTCGATCCAGACGCCGCCCGAGTCGATCTCGATCACGATGCCGGCGATGATGCCGGCCGTGCCGCGATCGCCGACGGTCTGATCGTCGACGACGTAGCAGGGGTTGCCGCGGTCGGCGGCGACCAGCGTGGCCGTGCCGTCGTTGGCGAAGTAGAAGTTGCCTTCCTTCACCGTGATGGTCTTGGCGCCGTCGGTGACGGTGCTGTTGATCACCTGCCGGTCGGCCACGCCGACGACGCGCTGCCCGGCGGTGTTGGCCGCCGGCACGGCGAAGCCGGCCGCGTTGAGCGCGACGAGCGCGCCGGCGTAGATGGTCGTCGAGGCAGCGACCGGGTAGACGCGCTGGTCCCAGGTGCTGCGGCGCTGCGTGTTCCGGTCCTTCGCGAGGGGAGCCATGGTGATCCTCCTGATCCGTCCGTGGTGGTGGTGCTCGAGGACTTACGCCGACGCGCCCGGACGAGCGACCTGCTCGCCGTTCTTCGTCTTCAGGTAGTCCTCCGGCTTCACGCCGTTCTTCTGGCACCACCGGATCTCGGCGGCGGACAGGCCCACCGCGGGGTTGGTGGTCGGCGACGCCGAGCTCTTGGTCTCGGTCGTCTCGACCTGGCTGCGACCGACCGGCAGGGTCGGCTCGATCTGGTTGACGAACTGCGCCGCGGCCTCGAGCCCGCCGTTCTTGGCGATGTGGCGGATCGTCTTCTCGATCGGCGTCTCGACGCGCTCGCCCTTCTCGTTCCGCTTGAAGGAGAAGCGGCCCTCGGCCACGCCGCGCTCGATCAGCGCCTCGGTGTCGCGCCCGAGCTGGGCGGTCTCCTGCGCGGCGAGCTTCTCCTGCGCGGCGCGCAGGCCGGTGCGCAGGGTCTCGATCTCCTGGTCCTTCGCCCCGAGCTGGAGCTTCAGACCCTCGACCGCGGTGACGGCTTCGTCCTCGGAGGCGGTCGCCGCGAGGGCCAGGATCGGGAGCAGGCGCTTGAGCATGGTGGTGTCCTTCCGCGCCGGTTCGGGCGCTCGTTTGGCCGACAGGGCCTGTCGGATGGAGTCGACGTCCGTGCCCAGCACGGCCGGAACGGAGACGGAGCTGGTCTCGAGGCCGACCGCGTCGGTGACCTCGAGCTGGCAAACGACGCCGTCGTACTCGGCGCCGAAATCGTGTTCGCACTCGGTCCACACCGAGAACCAGCCGCGGATCATCGGCTCGCCGCAGATCGAGCAGACCATGTCCCCGGTCGACTCGTAGCTGATCGAGAAGCGGTCGATCAGCCCACGCAGGGCGGCCTCGACCGCCCAGGGTGCGGTGAGCTCGAGCTCCTGGCGGATGTGCCAGCCACCGCCGTCTAGGTCCTCGGCCTTGCTGTCCACGATCCGCCCGCCGCGCGCCAGAGCGTTGTTGTGCTCGTGGTCACGCATGTACGGCAGGCCGGCGAAGCTGGCGGCGAACGACGACCGCCGGCCGTCGCGCACGCGCGTGTAGTGCCGGTTCGGCTCGTTCGGCTTCTGGACGTAGACGATCGCGTCGATGGTGAGCTGCACGAACTTGCCGGCCAGGGCGTCGGCGAGGAGCTGCTCGCGCTCGTTCTCGGCGAGCTCGAGCTTGGCACCGCCCTTCACTCGCCGCAGGGCCACGATCGAGCCGCCCGCGAACGAGTGACTCGGGATCTGGCCCTTGAGGCTCACGGGCTTATCCGGTGCTTCCACGTTGCAATAGTGGAAGCACGAAGATCGCATTCTGTCTAGAGGCCCGAAAACTGTGAGGCCCCACCGGCGGGGGCTAGTCCGTCGGTGGGGCCTGCTCCGGGCCGTGCGCTGGGGGGCGTCGAGAGGTGTGGACGGAAGGAGCCTAGACCCGATCGAGCGGCCGGTCAATCGCCGGCCGGCGGCGCCTTCTTCCCGCTCGCCGGCGGCGCGGCGGGCGCCGGCTCGGGCGCTCGCTCGAGGGCCTCGCCGGTCGGCGCCTTCACGTAGAACTCCTGGCGCACCTGGTCGGCGTCCAGCTTGAGGCCGAGCTTGTTGACCAGGATGTCGAGGATCTCGGCGCGGGTCTTCGGGTCGACCTCGCGCATCACGTGGATCCGCGCCTTGGGCACCACGCACTGGAAGCCGTTGTAGTGGACGAACTGCTTGCAGATCGAGGCGCCCCAGGAGTCGCTGAGGAAGGTCGCGTCGCTCGCGGTGATGTCGAAGCTGGTCGAGGCGTGCACGCTGGCCTGGGCGTAGCTGCCGGCGCCGCCGACGTCGGAGCCGAGCGTCGCGCCGCGCACCAGCTTGCTGATCAGCTCGTCCATGTAGCGGCAGAGCGTGGCCTGGACGTCCTGCGGCCCGCCGCCCTTCGACATCTCGTGCACCACGATCTTGCAGGTCTGGGCGAACACGCCGGCGCCGTCGCGCCCGAGCTGCGTGACGGCCTTCTTCAGGATCGCCTTGTCCTCCGGGCTCGCGCGCTCGTTGTACTCGCCGGTCACGTACGGGATGCCGAAGCGCTCGCAGAAGATCACCCAGTCGCGCATCGCCCAGCGCTTGAACATGACCAGCCACGCGATCACGCGCAGGAGGCCGGCGCGGGTCGCCTGCTCGTCGTCGTCGCAGGTGGAGAAGATCCACTCGCCCGGCCGCAGCTTCTCGCCGTCCCAGTTGTTGGCGGTCGTGATGATCCGCGGGTCGTCGGTCACCTCCTCGAAGCGGAAGCGCCGCATGGGCACGATCTGGAACCACTTCGGGGCCACGATCCCGTCCGGATCGAGGCGCCAGACCACGTTGACGCCGGCGTAGCCCCACAGCGGGGCCTTGAGGGTGTGCGCCATCGCGGCGCGCACGTTGGGCACCTCGCGCAGCTTGAGCTCGAGCAGCTTGGCCACGCGGGCGTCCTCGGGCTTGTCGCCGCCCTCGCCGGCCTGGATCTGCCACGGCTTGCCCAGCACCGAGAGCTTGCGCAGCTGCACCTGCGAGCGCAGCTGGCCCTCGATCTCGAGCATGTCCTTGAAGAGGTCGCACTGCCGCTGCGGCCAGCCTCGGTCGGCCTCGTCGAAGATGGTCACCAGCGACTGCACGGTCAGCCCGCGCCCGGGATGGCCCTCGTAGTTGGTGAAGATGTCGATGGTCTCGGCCTGCGTTTTCCCGCTCGGCATCTCGTCGGGGAGCGGCGCCGGCTCGCGCAGCGCGTGGCGAAGAGGCGTCTCGGCGTAGCGCTTCCAGCGGTGCGATCTGGCCATTCTCAATACCCTTCCATTTCGTCGCGACGGCTGCCCTGCTCGATCGTCTCGAGCTCCACCTTAGTCTTTTCGACCTTTCGCGGGTAGAGATGCCACAGCGGGTAGCTGAGAGCGTCTCCGACGTGCGCGAAGTCCGACTTCTTGTTCGGAATGCCGTTCTTGTTCTTCCAGTATTTGCAGCTTCGGATTGTGTAGATGCACTCCGGCGAGACGAACCAGTGCCTTCGGTAGGCCTGGATTTCGAGGGTCACCGGGTCGACGACGACGCTGCGCATGCGGCTGTTGGCCACCTTCAGGCGCTCCATCACGTCGGGGTTCTTCAGCATGTCCGGGTCGGGCCGGTAGCACCAGATCCAGCCGCGCTGCATGAACACCTCGCTCGATCCGCGGCCCTTCGTGCGCTCGATGTCCTGGTAGAAGCCGGAGGCGTCGAGGATCAGGAGCGTGCGCTGCCGGTCGTACCCGCGCTTCTCGAGCTCGTCGCACATATCGTTCTCGTCGCCCTGGTCGATCACCAGCTCGTCGACGACCCAGGCCAGCGGCTCGCCGCCGAGCGGGTTGACGAAGAACTTGTAGACCACCGCGCACACCCACGGGTAGCGCTGAAGGTCAATGCCTACTAGGCACTCCCACTCTCGCTGATTGCTAATGCGCTTCTTCAAGAACTCGGTAGTGACGTTGCTCGAGGAGAGCGTGGGCGGCAGCGCCATGTTCTCGGTCTCGGAGAACTGGTGAAAGACCGCGTCGATCGAGGGCAGGAATTCGCCGCGCACCTCGATCGCGAAGGTCCGCGGGTCCATCTCGTGTTCCAGGTCGAGCAGCGACGCGAGGTGGATGTGCGGGTTCTTCTTCGGATCGAGGAGGAAGCGACGGCCTGGCCTTCGCCCGGAGTCGACCTCCTCGGCGTAGTCCATGACCCACATACCTTCTTCGGTGTCGGGAGGATTGGCTGCCATTACGAGTAGCCCCGCGTTGTCCGCGGTCGCGCCGCGGCAGGTGAAGTACGCCTTCTTCGTCTGGTTCTGTGCCTCGTTCATGCCCACCCAGTCGGCTCGGCCTCGCTTCAGCTTCGCCGGCTCGTGGGCGCTGCGCAGGTGGATCGTGCTGCCGTTGACCAGGGTGCGGCGGAACCAGGGCGCGCCGAGCTCCGTCACCACCCACTCGCGCGGCAGCTTGCCGGTGATGTCCTCGTCGAGCTCCTCCGTCTCCGGCTGCGCGGGCGAGACGAACCAGCAGCGGGCGCCCGGCACCATGACCGCCCAGGTGATCCCGCCGTCGATCATGAGGTCGGTCTTGCCCGATCGGCGCCCGCCGGCGAGCAGCATCGAGTGGACCTCGCGGCCTTTCTTGTCGAGGAGCAGCTCGCCGGCCATCCACGCGCGGTACCAGCGCGCCATGTAGGTCGCGGCCTCGAGCTGGCCAGGGTGGATGCGCAGCACGAGCGCGCGAGTCGCCTCGTCGCCGGTCCAATTCTTGACGCCTCGATCCCACACACCACCGACGGAGAGAAGGCGCTCGCCGTCGACCTCCGACAGCCAGTCAACGCGAAGATCGACCAGGGAACCTTGCGCCTCGGCGAGCGTCTGCTCGTAGAGATCCTCCCTGCTTGTCCTCGACATCCTCCGTCTCCTTGCCCTTGCTCGGGTCCTGCTTTCCTTCAGCGAAGGCCGACACGATCTGGTGGGCCTTCATCAGGCGGTGACGCGGAATGCAGCGCAGCACCGAGTTGGCGTTCGCCCGGAGCTCGGCGCGGCGCGCGCGCGGCTCGAGCGTGGTGTCGAGCATGATCTCCCGGTGCTGGGCGAGCAGGCCCTTGACCAGGTAGTCGAGCGCCTGAAGCGTGTCCGCCGGCGGCTCGCCCAGGTTCTTGTACATTTCCAGCGTGGACGGATCCGCCGGCTTCAGCTTCGCGAGCGCGTTCACCGCCGAGACCGCCGCGCTGTGCTTCCCGCCCGCGAGGGCGCGCTGGAAGACCAGGCCCAGCATCTCGGCCGTCGCCGAGCTGCCGGCCTTCTTCATCGCCTTCTCGGCCTTCGATCGGTAGCGACGGGCGGTACGCTCGTCCATGCCAGTCTGCTGCGCGAGCTGCTCGTCGAGCCGGCGGCCCGAGAAGCCGGCGGCGAGCAGCTTCCAGACCAGCTGGTCGACCTGCTCCTGCTCCTCGCGCGTGCGTCGGCGGCCCTTGGCCTTGCCGGCCTCCGGGTCGTCCTCGAGCTCGGGCGCGTCCTCGTCGAGATCGTCGTCGGTCACGGGAAGCACCTGGTGAAGATCAGGGCGCCCACCAGGGCGACCAGCACGAAGGGCGCCGCGGCGATGCACATGATCAGCAGGTGGAAGAACACGTCGCGCCACAGCTCGACGAACCACGGCAGCGGCTTCTCCCGACGCAGCGGAGGGCCGTAATCGCCGCGGCCCTTGGGCGGCCTGATCATTCCCATCCCATCTCCTTGGCCAGCTGCTCCATGGTCTGATCCGGGTTGCCGACGAGCGCGCTCGCCGCAGCGCGCGCCACCTCGATCCAGCGCTGCCTCTCGACCTCGCCGATCTCGATCCAGCCGAGGGCGTAGCCGCTGCCGCCGACGTTTCGCGAGCGCTCCCAGGCGTAGTGGAGGCGCGCGGCGAGCTGCTCGAGTGTCACCCCCGCACCGCCTTCGCGCCCGTCGCCTTCTCCCAGCGCTGCACGATCACGTCGCAGTAGTTCGGCGACAGCTCCATCGCGTAGCCGCGCCGGCCGGCCGCGTCGGCGGCGATCAGCGTGCTGCCGCTGCCGCCGAAGAGGTCCAGCACCACGTCGCCGCGCCTCGAGCTGTTCCTGACCATCCGGTCGATCAGCTCGAGCGGCTTGGTCGTCGGGTGCAGGTCGCTCCGGCCCGGCCGCTTCACCGGCCAGACCGTCGTCTGCGTCCGATCGTGGAGCTCGACCAGGCGCGGCCCGCCCTCGCGCCAGCCGTACCACACCGGCTCGTATATCTCGTGGTAGTCCTTCCGGCCGAGCACCGGGCGGTCCTTCAGCCAGATGATCGTGCTCGACCAGTGGAAGCCGGCGGTGCGCAGCGCGCCGTCGATCACCGGCCACTCCTGCGAGCTCATGACCACGTAGGCCGGTGCGCCGGCGGCGAGCGCGCCGGCGGCGACGGCACACACGCGCCGGCACCACTCGGGGAAGTCAGCGCCGAGCGCGTCGTTCGCGATGTGGTTGTTCTCGCGGGTCTTGCTGATCCGCTTCGTCGACACGTAGTTCTCGAGGTCGACGTTCCACGGTGGATCGGTGATCAGCTGGCGCGCCTTCTCGCCGGCGAGCAGCGCGGCGACCGCCTCGACCGACGTCGAGTCGCCGCACATCAGCCGGTTCTCGCCGAGCAGCCAGACGTCGCCCGGCTGCGTGATCGCGGTCTCGGGCGGCGGGGGGATGTCGTCGTCGGTCGCGCCGCCGCCGCCGGCCGCGGCGCCCAGGAGGTCGGCCAGCTCGCGGTCGGTGAAGCCGATGTCGTCGCCGCGCAGGCCCTCGCTCGCGATCTCCCCGAGCACCTTGGAGAGCTGGACGTCGTCCCAGTCGGCGAACTCGGCCGAGCGGTTGTCGCTCACCGCGTAGGCGCGCGCCCTCGCCGCGCTGCCGTTCCACGTGACCACCGCGAGCTCGGTCCAGCCGAGCTTCCGGGCGGCCTCGATCGTGCCGCTGCCAGCGATCGCGGTGCCGTCGGGCAGCACGACCACCGGCTTCTGCTGGCCGTGCAGCTCGAGGGATCGCGCGATCTCGTCCAGCGACCGCCTGCCGTGCTTCTTCACGTTGTTCGGGTCGGCTCGGATGGTCGCGAGCGGCCTGACCAGCGGGGCCAGGGTCGGGTTGATGCGATTGATTTGCTTAGCCGGATTGCCCACTTACGCCTCCTAGCCCTGGTGACCCGAGAAACGGATCGCATTTCGGGACTGCATTTTTTTTGATGAGAAGGGCGCCCGCG